TGGCACAGCTACCACGTTAGTTGTTGGTGGTGTCACTTACTCAGCCGGTGGTGGCCTTAATAAAGCGCTTGTTTATCCAGGGGGCATGTCTGGTGGTGGCGGTCCGGGCGGTATTTATTCTGGATCAACCACTTCTACTGACGGCGGTTATCCAGGTGGTGGTGGTGCTGGTCAACGCAACTCAGGTACAGTCTATCAAGGCGGCTATGGTGCAGCCTCATTATTTTCAAGTTCATCTTTGGGGGGATCGGGCGCAGCTTCCGGCACGGCTGGTGGTGGTGGTGGTGGTGGGTACTTAGGCAAAGGTGGCGATGGAGCCAACGCTACTGCCGCTGGTGCAGCGGGCGGTAATGCTTCTGGATATGGTGGTGGTGGCGGTGGTGCCGCTGCTGGTACAAGCGCGCAATCAGGTGGTAACGCAACAGCGGGTTACGCGGCAATCTTTTGGTAAAAAATCATGTCACGGTATTGGAGTAATGGGGAAATGGACCATAAGACTGAGCTGCACGGTGCGCTTGAGGCCGCGTTAGGATTCATTCTAATGACGTTGCCGACATGGCATGATTTTGTCGAAAGCACGTTGGGGGTTGCGCACGGAATTGGCGCCATTGGTGGCGCGATTATTGCGGTTCACGGGGTTTATCGTATTTGCGAAAAACGATGGATCAAAAAATGACCGCGCGCGGCATTCGATTAAACAATCCTGGCAATATCAAACTTTCCAAAACCATTTGGAAAGGGCAAGTGGTGCCGGGTTCCGACGATCAATTTTGCGAATTTGATACGCCGGAAGATGGTTTGCGGGCGCTGATGATTACGTTGAAAAATTATCAAGTGCTGCACGGCATTAATACGATTTCTGGCGCAATTGATCGATGGGCGCCCCCATCGGAAAATGACACTGAGGCATATAAAAGCGATGTGTGCAATTTGACCGGATGCGGACCGGATGAATATGTGAATTTGTCGTCTCAATTGGTTTTGATCCCGTTGACGCGCGCCATTGTCCATCACGAAAACGGGTCTGATCCATATACCGATAATCAGCTTGCTCAAGCGGCTGCGTCGGCTTTATCAGGGTAATGTTATGAACACCAGTCAAAATACTTCCACGTCCGCTGTTGCCATGTCCACGGCTGGCGCTGGGCTTGTGTTGCAATGGGTCATTCATTGCCTGAGCGCCGGTCAATTGGTTGTGCCTGGCGATGAAGTGGCGCTGATTGTGGGGGCGTCTTTGGTGCCGTTGGTGGATGCCATCCGGCGCAAGTTAATCCGTGAAATTGATCCTCAATCCCTTCAAACAAACGGGGTTTAATATGTCTTGGTTTTCACAATGGTTTCACAAGGCTGTCGAGCCGTTTGTGACCGATGCTGTTTCTCAAATTGAACACGCCGAAGTGGCCACATTGATTCCGTTTGCGGAACAATTTGCCACTTCGGCCATTCAAGCGGTTGCCAGCAATCCGACTGATTTGCATGCTGCGGCTCAAGCCATTGGCGATGCGGCGTCCAGCACGGCTAAAGCGGCGGTTGCGGCGGGTGTAAAGGCTGGGGCGGCGTCACTGGCGGTTGCTCTGTCAACGGCCATTGCTCAAGCCCATGGCGCGCAACAAACGGCTGGTCAATGATTGAAGCCCTTTTATCCCTTGTCTCGACCATCGTGTCGTCCATAGGGGCGAAGATTGTTGATATGGTTCGAGACAAGGGATTAAGGGATCATGGCCGAATTGAACAACAAGCGGTTGATTTGCAATCCGCTGTTGCGGAGGATCGAAATGCTCAAATCATTCATGATGATGTGCGGCGCATGTCTGACGCTGATCTTGACAGCGAGTTGCGCGGAAAATCCGGCGCCTAATCCAACTGCGTGCGGGTGGCTTTCCGAAGTCCATCCTGATTCAGATTTTGAATCAAGATGGACGCGTTCGGAAAAGCAATGGGCGGTTATTCACAATCGTAATGTCGAAGCCAATTGCCGGACTAAAAATTGACGTAATTTTCAACGTGGCTGGTTCTGGTGCCGTAAACCAAAGTGCCAGCCGTTGTGCTTTCCAGCGTTAGCGAAATGGATTTGCCGGTCAAAACGCAATTGGGCGCAAGATAATTGGGCGATGACAGACCTTGACCGCCGATGCACTGAATTGTTGACGTTGACGTATAAACGTTAGGCGCCGTTTCGGTGTCAACCGGCTCTAGTCTGGCCAAATACCAATCTGCATTGCCGTTGCCGGTATCGCTCCATCCAAGGCCAGAAATCAGGATTGTGTGGCCATTGGTGGATTGTTGGATGGTCCAGCTTGTACCGCCTTCGCTGGGGTTCCAATACAGGCCGGAATTTGGCACCCATAAAGCCTGATTGCCGCCGTTACAGCGAAAATACCCGGCGAACATTTGACACGGCGTTCCTCCGGCCATGGCTGGGGGTGCAATAAACATTAGGGCCAATAAAGCTAATAGGGCGTTTTTCATTGTCGTTACTCCAAGGGGTTAAAAGGCGTTTTTATTTACCTTGATGCCTTTTTAGCTATGCAACAAGTGATGACCGTACACTTTTAGACGATATGGCGGCGTCAATGGCGTTTTTAACCGCCGCAATGTCAACAATCATGTCTTTTTCGGAACCGTGATCCGGGGTGATGATTCGCCCGTACCAATGGCCCAACCACTTGGCGACGTACCAGAACAAAGGGTGCTGGTAGGATTCGGGGGCAATTTCAATCAAGGCGGTGCTGGGGCTGGCAAACAGCATATTCATTAATCCGGCGCCGTGTGGCGCCACAATGATTGATGCTGAATGAAATAGCTTGGCCTGGTCGAGCACGCTTAAATTGCTCAACGTGACACGCTCAAAGCCCATGGGAGCCAGGGCGGTCATTATGTTTGATTCATTAGCAATACGGCGGCTGGTGGCGTCGTTTCTGGAAATCAGAATGCGCTTGTTGCCTGATGTAACTGGGGGATTTGAGAAATAAGGGATTTTGTCGCAAAGCCTTTGTTGAAACAGCGCGCGGATTTGTTTGAACTGTTCCGCGCAAATCCCGTTATGGGCAAATTGGGAAATGACATATAATTCATCGTATTGAACGGCTTTTTGGGTTTGCGGAACGTATTTGATTGATAGCAAATCCGCAATCTCGCGCTGATATGGGGTTGTCGGGTTCCAGATTAGCTGCGGCAAATGATCGTCCCAATGTTCTGCTAAAAACAATTTTCCCACGGTTTCCATTAGGCAATGCGCATAATTCGTGTCCCATTGATGAGCCAATAATACGCTGGGGACGGATGACACCGACTCTGGCGCAATATCTTCCATGACATGCACGTCAAACGATCCGGCATTGGTGGGGATTCTCATGGTTTGACCGCAAAAACGGTTAAACCATTCGCCCGAATAATAGGTTTCTTCAATACAAACCCCTGGGCTGACGGCAACGTGCCAGCGGTCTTGACCAAAATTGACGCGCTGAACCATTGCGTTTTTTAATTTGACCACAAATGGGTCATCGGCCAAAAGGTAAGGGGTGCCGTCAATGGTTTTGTATCGCCATCCAAATTGATCGGGCTGACCATTGGCTTGAATGTTTTGACATTGGCCATGAATGAAATTGGGCCACTCAATCGCGGATTGATATGGGAATCCGTCAAACAAAATTTGACCGGCTGCACGCGCTGGGATGTAGTTGAATGAGCGAATCAAAGCGCGGGGCCTTATTGAGTGATGCGACTGACTTCAATGTCAGTGGCTTCAAGTTTTGGGTTATAGTGATTGGCGCGAGACAAAATTTCACCTGTCATCATTTGCACCCAATCTTCGGGCTGGTAGTAAGCACCCGGCACATCATCCAAATCAACGGATACCGTAATGGTGATTTTGGCGCGTCTGCGGATCATGGTCTGGGCCTTTATTGTTTAGCTTTGAGGGTGGCGCGGATTGCGTCATTGTCGGCTTTTTGCTTGGTCAATGCGCTTTGCATTATCAAAGCGTTTGCCATTGCAGCCGCCGCCGTTGCCAGTGATGTAAACGCTTGGATCACGGAATGATCCGCATCGCCGCTTAGGTTAAGATTGGCTTTACCGCGCTCAATCAATGCGGCCTTGTTGTGCAGGTCTGCGGCAAGATCGGATGCTTGGTCAACTAAATCTGATAAGGTCATAGTCGGGGCCTTTATTCTAGGGTTAAGCGTATTCGCCACGGCGTTCCCAAATGTCACGTTTTTGGGCTTCCAATTTATTAACCTGGGCAACAAGGCATTTCACCTGATTTTCCAAATCAAGAATGCGCTCATTTTTGATAAGATCGGCGTAAGCATCTGCGATTTTGCGCCGTAAATCTAAGCCGCCATATTCGGACAAGGTGCCGTTTATGACTTGGTGCCATTGATCGTCTGGACGCTTGGCACCACATACATCGGCATCGCTTCGACCTGTCCAAGCGCCACGTTCGCAACCAAGATACCGGCGCATTTCGTTTTCATTGCCGCGCAATAAAGCGTCAATTGTTTTGTTTGCCATATCGGCCACATATTCGACCAAATTGTAAGCCAGATCATCTTTGACGCGGTATTCAAGATCATCTTCAATTTCTTGGATAATTTCTTTTGTCTTTTCTTTGACGGCTTTAAGCGCAGTCTCGCCTATTGCAGCATCAAGCGTTGCTTTTAGCTTTTCGCCAATGTCTTTGTGAATGTCGCGCATGGAGCGGGCCTTTATTGCTTGAGTTCGCTGACGGTGACAAAAGGTTTGCCAATCCGAATTGCGTCACGTATCAACCGGCCATACTGGTCTTTGGTTTCAATGCGTTCACGCGGCTTGGCTTCCCAACACTTAATCCTCAAATAAGTTCCATCGGTAAATTGGATTGTGTGCAGTCGCATATCCTTAACCAAAGATGCGGGCACAATTTCCCGATGATGCACCTTTTGTTGGGCGCTTACGTATCCGCTCCATTCACCCTCAAGAACATAACGCATTAGTCGGGCCTTTCTTATTCAGCCATTTGGGCTTGATATTTCATATCTGCTTTTTCCATGTCCGTATAAATGCGCGGGGCATCGTTAGACAGGGTATTAAAAAACTCGATTACCGCTTCGTCTGACCAATGAGCGGGGATTTCACCGCCAAGGCTTTTGACGCAGCCGCGAATAAATTCGGCGTGTTCCTGGTCGTTTCCGTCAAAAATTGAAATATTCTTTTCGATGGTCATTGTCGTGTCTCCGTGTTGGTGTCCCCATTATACACGGATCAAATTAGACTGCAATAGCCATTCGCTAATTCCAGTGTAAAAATCATACGCTATTTGTTGACTATCTGGCCGTTTCATGTAAAATGTGGTCATGGTTTTGAAACGACGCACAAAATTGCCAGACCTGCCCGCGACCCGATTAATCGGGTATGCCCGCGTGTTCACAGAAGATCAGAAACTTGACCTTCAAGTGGACGCGCTTAAGCGTGCCGGGGTGTTGCCCGACAATCTCCACATCGAAAAAAAATCGGCGGCGTCTAAGTCCAGACCGGCACTTGAACACGCCATGAAAGATTTGCGCGAGGGCGATACCCTTGTGGTCTGGCGTCTAGATCGGCTGGCCCGCAATATGCGTGAACTATACGCACGGCTAGACCAGATTTCCGATGCGGGCGCGTCTTTTAAATCCCTGACAGAGCAATTCGATTTCAGCACAGCAACCGGCAAGCTAATCCTTGGCCTATTCGCCATTGTCGCGGAATTTGAACGCCAGCTAACCATTGAACGGACTAAAGCCGGTATTCAGGCGTTTAAAGAACGTGAGGGCGGCTGGCAAGGTGCGCCCAAGAAACTAACCGCTGAAAAGCTGAAACAGATTAAAGCCCTCCGCAAGGAAGGGCTGACGATCAAGCAAATCGCGGCCAAGCTGAAAGTCAGCGAAAGCATTATTTACACACGATTGCGCGATTGCAAAAAGCGCAAAGCAAATTAGGAGCCGGTAATGGACGAGCTTGATGAATATCTTATCAAAGAAATCCTCGAAGTTCCCCAATCTTGGGGGAAAGGCGGTCGAGTGCATAATTGGCGCAATCACGTTGGTTACAAAACAAGAGAAATATGGGACACTTTCACCGAGGCGCAGAAATTGGCGATTGGCGTAGATGCGGTTGACCGCGCTAATAATGAAAATTGGGAATAAAGGAGCGACCATGAACCCGTCTAAAAAGCGCATCAAAGAAATAATGGATGAGGTCGAAACGCTTGACCTGTCAGATGGAGCACATTGGGCACTTGTCCATGAAAAGCTAGATTTGAAATATGGAAAAGTATTTGACTTAATTTCAGACGATCCAGAATATTTTGGGTTTAAACAAACTGCACAATAGGAGCATCGAATTGACTGATTTCTGTCTTGGTCAATCTCAAGTCATTCAGAGCCGGATGACCGCTGATGACGCCCATAGGGGACATTTCCGACAGAATACGACTGTGCTGCGCGGGGGTACGGTAAGAGATAATCCAGCTACCGGATGGTGGACTGCGATAGCCCGCGCCAATTATTAAGGAGCCGATGATGTGGATTAAACTTTTAACTTATCTATGCCCCCAAGGGTTTGTCATTGTTCCCAAAGAACCAACTGACAAACAAATATCGGCTGGGTTACAAGCTGCGTTAGAACTCATGGATCAAAACAAAATAGACGCATTGTCGCCGTTCGAAGATTACCCGCCGCCTAAACAAACAACTGCCATTTGCTATACGGCAATGATCAAAGCGGCATAAAAGGAGCGAGTCGCCGTGAAAAATTTTCGATATTCTTTGACGCGACATATAATCCATTTTGGTTTGTGGGTTATGCCTCGCGGACGCGCTAGAGATGAAGTCATTTCATTGCTTTGGCGATGGCATTATCATGTGGTCAATGAAGTTATTAAAGCCGATATGGAAAAAATATCCGGCGTGACCAGTTACATGAAATAAGGAGCTGCTATGACCCATCCGTACTGCACCACGAAAGACATGGGACAAGCGTGTGCAGGCGATTTGTCCATTTATTATTAAGGAGCGACCGATGATTGCGATTTGGATAGAAAATAATGGTATCGCTCATTCTGGTTCTGTGACTGGTGAAGATTATACGCTTTGTGGGTTTTCGCTTGATGGCGAAGAAGGTAATGATTTCTTTGTCAAATCTGAGCGCGGCAAAGTCACTTGTAAATCTTGTATCCAAATAATTGATTTTTGTAAAACCATTCCAGCGCGCAAATTAGCGCGAGAAGCAAAATAGGAGCCGGGATGACCCATATAATGTTCAATAAACCCAATAATGAATAATATATGGGGCAAAACCAGAACACCCCTGACAAATGATGTGTCCGATTCTGTGTCAGCCTAAACCGATATTGTTCGCGCTAGGCCGGAGTCACAATTGGCTTGCCATTAGGCTTTGCGGCTTCAATTGCTTGATAGATAGCCCTTAAAGCTAAATCGGTGGGCGCCGAAAACCACTCGCCTCGAACGTGATAGCCCTGGGATTTTAAAGTTACCATGGCTTCATATTCTATCCCGATCACTTCTTCGGCGGGCACTTCAAAATACCGGATTAAACGTAATTTGGCGGGTGTGGCATTTTGCAAAGCCAAAAATCTGGCTTGAACATTTTTCGTTCTGCCAATTTTTAAATGTTGCCCGCTGCGGACCAAATAAACAAAACTGGTTTTGGTTGAATTTTCCAGTTTTGATGTTTGTGGCGCCAAATTGACTGAAACATCTCCTGCCATTTTATCACTTTTCCATCAAACTGCCGTTACACTTAGCCCGTAAGTCATTGATATATCATACATGAACAGACGCAGAACAAGTGTAAAAAATGGCGGATTTGCTAGGGGTGCATGATACTTTTAATCAAAGGGTCATGGGTTCGAATCCCATCGCGCTCACCAAGATTTTTCAAGGGGTTAGGGAAAATCCTTAGCCCCTGAAAAACCCCCAAAGTGTAACGAAAATTACACCTGATCCTTTACCTGTTCGCCCTCCGTTTCGCTTGAGCGCCTTCGGCACCGGCTGACGATACCACCACATAAGTCGCCGCCTGATTCCGGGTTTTCCAGCCTTGGAGCGCCCGTAACTGATCATCTGTTGCCCCGGCATTGCCAATTTCCGTGGCGGCTGTCCGGCGCAGATCGCGGAATTGAAGCTGTTCCGGCAGTTTGGCCGCGCGCCTGATCTTGGTGCATAGGTGCCGGAAATAATCAGCCTTATAGGGGGCTTTGGTCCCCTCACAAATCAAGACATGCGAGTGTTTGCGCGGCATGGCGTCGATTTCAGCCCAAAGAAACGGGTTTTCGAACGGCGCATTGACGCGGGTTTTGGTCTTGGACTGCTTAATCATAAACCCGGACCCGGTGTAAGTGGTCCAAGTCAGCTTGATATAGTCGCCAGGGCGTTGCCCAAGGTCATAGGCCAATAGCATCGCCAGACGCATGGACGGCCTGCCCATTTCCACGGCGGCATCACAAAATGCAAGGATTTGATCGACCGTCCAGACTTGCTCTCGCGGCGGCGGCGTTTGAAGCCCAAGCCCGGCGGCGGGGTTATCTTTGCGCCATCCGAGGTCATAGGCGTGCTTAAGCAATATCTGCCAGACCTTCATATACGCATTGGCGGTATAAAGGCCCCTGGCGGCGATTAGCTTCTCATAGGTCTGCAACATGCCGGGCCGGTCAATGGTCGCCACAATGACATGCCCGGCAAGCGCGCGGATGTGTTTTAGGAAATGGTCATAGCCCTTTCGGGTGGTTTCCGCCCGGCTCTTATACCGGGGGCAGGACTGATAGGCGTCGATCAGGGCTGCCACCGTGTCGCCGCGCTTGGTCCTGGCATCCAACCCTAGTTTGGCCCGCTCGACCTGTTCATTAAGCTCCCTGGCCCTTGCAGCGGCTTTCATGGGGTCTTTGCCCAAAGCCTCGTAAGAAAACCCCAAAGCACGGATAGGGGCCGTGGGGCGCCAATAAAAGCGGTCCCCGACGATATGGAGCCGTGGCACGCTGAGGCTCAAGCGGATTTGTCCCAATTTATGTCCCCGAGGCCCGAAGGTTGATCAGGAAGAGTATCAGATACAATGCCCTTTAGCCGGTCAACTGCCCTATCAAGGTCGCCCAAATCCCAAAATATGCGCCGTCCGCGCCGGATTGGCGGGGGCCAAATGCCTTGTTCGACCTCCGTTCGGAAAGTACCGATCGAGACACCGCCGACATAGGCAGCCGCCAAAAGTTCTGGTAGCAATCGCGGCCAATTTGGCAGCCGTGCCCAAGGCCGATGAATTTCAATTTCATCTTGCCTGTTGGCTGGGATTGGGCGCGGGAAGTTCATGGGTTATCCGGCCTGACGGGATAGGAAGCGGGGGGTCATGGGTTATTTAATTGCCAGCGTTTGGCGCTCGATGATGCGAGCCAAAAATCCAATTGAGGCAATAATTGTTGAAATCCCGTCTGCAATAAGTTCGGCCTCAGATGCAGGTGTAAAATTCCATCCAAAGTAAGCTGTTTCGACAGTGCAATAAAAAATCGCCAAAACAAAAATCCATGTTGATATTGGCATCATTCCCTCCCATCATGCGACAAACCCCATTGAACCAGTCGCCAACCCCCGCCTATAACCGATAAAACAAAAAATGCTTTAGGCACAAAACTTTCAGCGCCAAATATCATCATTGTGCAAAAGAAAATTCCAAACCAAATTAAAAAACATCCGACAATAATTGCCGTTTTTGCATCTGCTTTTTCCATCATTCCCTCCATTCAATCGCCTGGATGCCTATAAGCTTCTGCGAAATAGCTTGTCGTTGTAGCCGATCTTGGCCGATGTGCGATTGAATTTATCAATCACAGCCACTTCCAAATTGATCCCGGCGCTTTGAGCGAGCAAATCGAGATAAATAAACGTATCTGCAATTTCATCCGCCAAAGCTGCTTGCAATTGTTCCGGCGTTTCGCTGTTGCCGGGAATTCCATCGCGCACACGATTCAGCTTTTTTGCGACATTGGCAGCTTCGCCAAGTTCACCAACAACCGCAGTAAACCAGTCCGAAAGGGTCCATCTCGAAAGGGCGTGGTTGAAACCATTGGCCGCTTCGCAACGGCGGCGGTTGAAAACACTGAAATCTTGAAAGTCCATCATTGTCTCCTTTTGTTAATCGCCGGGGTGCATAGGGCCACCGCCCCGGCTCGGTGCTGGAAGCGCCGACGGTTCGCCGCCCTATGCGTTGGTGGTTTCGGGGTTAAGGGCGGCATCGACGCGAGTGGCCTTTCTTATCGATTAATTCCAATTGAGATTTGAACAATCAGCCCATCAAGGACGCCAATTAACGCTTTAAGGTCTTTTTGGGCCGCGTGACCCATGCTACCGGCCAAAGCGTGATTTACGACCAACAATTGATGCAGCGCGGCTAGGTCGAGTGGCGTCACGTTAATTGTGATCGTGTGAGTGTCCAAGGCATTCATGGTTGGGGCCTCTATTCCATAATTTCGACAAGGAAATCGCGCTCAATTTGCGCGGTCAGTTTTGCAACCGTTTCGGCGGGAACCTGATGATCGGCCCCCAAGCCGTTATGGACTGCACCAATGGCGAACCTTACGGCCCGCTCAACCTTATCGCGTTCTTGGGCATAGGTTTTCTTGGTGACTTCCGGGTGTCCAGCGATCATTGGGCGGGCCTTTTTTGAGTGCAGCGCGTCGGCTGCAAAGTTTTGAAGAACACTGGTATCTGAACCACTTTTGGCGGCGTCAATAATCAAACGCAAAGCCGCCTCAAGCTCCCTAATGCGGGCAGATTGCCTTATGTTGTCAGTCAATATTTGACGCATTGGGTTTTTGTCATCCATCGGTCAGTCCTCAATTGGTGGGGTTGGTAGGGGCATCCAGTGGGTGGGCATAAATTCAACCGGGTCGTGAGTATTGATCCACCACCATTCCATTTGACCATCATTTGATCTTGCAAAAATTGCTTCTCCGACTTTGTTGTTCTTTGTTGCCAAAATTACAGATTGATATTTTGGCGCATTTTCAATCGGTCGCCATTTCCGCTCAGCTTCCAACTCCGCCACCTTCTTACGTAGTGCATCTATTTCATCGCAGAGGGCGGGTATGTGCTCGTAGGCAATTTCAGCAGCAAGAAATATATTACCTGGAAACCAATCATTTGGCTTTATACCATGCAGCAATGCGCGGATTTGTGTTGTGTCTAGGGTTATCACTGTCTCTCCTGTTTCATCTTATGTGGTGATCTGCGCCATAGATCGGCGGCAATGGTGTGGGGGTCTAACCGATACTTAGCCGCGAATGTCTTTGCCCCGATCCGATGGCTTTCCGCGTGATGCCCGTTAGGTCCACCACATAGCGGCCACGTCCAGTTGTCGCCATTTTTAAGCCCCATACCGCCCCGATCAGCCAATGGCACGTCATAGTCAACGTGAGCACATTCTATCGGTGTATTGACGCATCCTGGTGCAGCACAGACGTGACCGCGCACCCATTGACGGTGTGATGCGTTACGGATCGGCCCGTCATTGTCTCGAATACCTGAGCGGGTGTGTTTGCGGCGTTGGAGCATGGCAGACCTCAAAATGGGATTTCATCATCCATATCGCTGTTTTGTGGCGCACGATATGATGAGGCTGGGCGTTCGTCCTGATTGTAATCATCCTCGCCTGGTTCTCGATTTGATGCTCTAGCACCATCCAGCATGGTCAATTCGCCTTTAAACCGTGCCAAAACGATCTCGGTTGAATATCGTTCAGTGCCGCCTTGATCGACCCATTTGCGGGTCTGCAATTGGCCTTCAAGATAGACTTTCGCGCCTTTCTTGAGGTATTGCTGCGCGACCTTGCCCAAGGCATCGTTAAAAATTACAACACGATGCCACTCGGTTTTCTCGCGGCGTTCACCTGAATTTTTATCCCGCCATGATTCCGATGTGGCAACCCGCAAGTTTACAATCAAGTCACCTGATTGCGTGTGGCGGCATTCGGGGTCTGCGCCCAAATGACCAAGGATGATGCATTTATTGACTGATCCGGCCATTATGCGGCCTCCCCTAAACCGTCATCTTTCGGTTCGGTTGGCTCTGGTTCATTTTCAGCGTGTAGCGCGTCAACGGTTTGCGCCACAATTTTGAGCCGGTCTTTTTCATCGGCCAAAAGCCGCTGGTGTTCTTTGGGGGTATGTTTCCAGCAATCCGCAAAGGCAATTAAACCTTGCTGGGCGGCTTCAATCATTAAAGCCTTGGACCGTTCAAGGGCGGTATCGACTGCCTGTCCAGTGGATACCCATTCTTTAATGATCCGTCCTGTATCAACGGTGATTAGATCGCCGTCTTTTAAAACGCCGGTTAAGGGCTTTGGTAGGTTTTTCAGCTTGGAATAATATGCTTTGTTGGTCTGGTAATCACAAAGGCAAGCAAGGGTCATTTCATAAATGAAACGGGATTCCTGTTCGCAAATCATTTCGCCCTTAATGAACGTGTCTTTGCCTTGGGCGTTTTTGACCGTTAGCAATTCTGGCTTTGCGCGAAGGGTAAAAATGACCGGCACTTGACAACGGAGAATGCGATTCATCATTCGAGCGTGGTTGCGCTTTGGTTTAATCCATGCTTGGGGGCCGGGCTTTGCCATTTCCTCGGCTTGCTCGATACATCCGCCTGTGCCGGACCACTCCATGGTCATACTGTCGATCACAATGCAGTCAGCTCCGGCATTTTCAGCGGCGTCGATGGCGTCAATAAATGATGCACTGGTAAACGGCGGATACATATCTCCCACGATAAACCCGCCAATTGTCGGATCATCGGCATACATTTGGCTTCGACCGTTCTCGGTGTCCAAGACAATAATCTTGCCTTTGGGTCCGGCAATGCCTCGCGCCATTAAAAGAGCACCATAAGTTTTTCCGCTGCCTGATGGTCCACCAATGGCAATGAGCGGGCGGGTGGCTTTGCGGATCGCTTGGGTAAATTTCATCACGGTCATTGGACACCTCTTTGGAGCACCCACACTGGAAACTCGTCATCGCGGAAAGGTTGGATTTCGTAGTCAGTCACCCATGGTTCATCGGGGCCAAAAGTCCGCATATATCGCGCCCATTGCTCGATGCCGTGCTTGTAGGCCATGCGACCGATTGAAAAATATTCGTTAGCCTGGGCACCCAATCCAGCAAAGGTGTCAAATTCGGCAAATTCACGAATAATAAAATTGGGACAGCGACCAGTTTGCAGAAAAGCAAAAAAGAACCTATGCCGGTCGGTCGCCATGACCTTTTCAAGCCATTCGGGGTCATGATCCCCAACAATTGCCAGCTTCCCGGCTTTGAATAGAGCCTTGATGGTTTTAATGCCGTCCAGATAGACAGCGGCTTGGATTTCATAGCGGTTGTTTGAAATCTCGCTAACCACGGCTGACCGCAAGTCTTTGCCCATTTTGTTGGCAAAGGTCTTTAGGTCCACTATGGCGCTGGGTTTTAAATAGTCGATCCGGGCCTTCATCGGGACGCCGGATTCATGCACCCAAAAAATTGAAACCTCCGACATGCCGCCCGTAAATGCACGTTTGGCGCTGTCCATGCGGGATAAAACCATGCGGGCGCGTTGCAGCTCTGTCCAAGTCTCGCGGGATACCGCTTCACAATCCATGTGATCGGCTTTCCATTTGGCGCGAATATCTGGCCAAAATTCTAGGGCAGGGTTGATTTCAAGGGCGAGCTGATACAGTTCGGCATTAGTGCCCGTCTGTTTTGCGCCCTGATCTTTCAACCAAGCTTTTAACGCTGATCCATCCGGCAATGCGTCCGGATAATTTTCAATGGTTGGCGCTACCACGTAGGTCGCATCGAAAGCCGCAATGCCTTCCAAAAGCATTTTGTGATATGCTTTGCCTTTGTCTTTGGCTTCGGTTTGGTCATCTTCCCGCGTGGGGTCCAGACAATCGCACCAATAATCAAAAGGTGATCGGATCAAGCTTTTAATGCCTGACGCGGATAGGCTGGGGTCCGCACGGTATTCATTTTCGGGCAGGTTAAAATAAATACCTGGCGCGAATCCCGCTTTGGGCAAAGCGTGAAGTTTGGTGGGCGCGTTCATTTCTTTGCTCCCATAATGGCTGCGCAAATCAGCCGGGTTTCTAGGGGTAAGTCAGCAAGCGTTGGACGCTTGAACCAATTAAAAATCAGTTTCATAGCGTCACCAAGACGATGGTTGCGGCGCATGCGATAAAACCAACAAAAAAAGTTAAAACCGAAAATGCCAGTAAAAAATCGTTGGTCACGTCTTTGACAACCACACGGCTTTTAAAGGGAATATCGAACGTCTTTTTTTCATCGACATATTCGCGCAACAATTGAACGGTTAAATCCCGTTGCGCGCGGCGTTCGAGTTCGGCGTTTATAAAATTTATTGATTTGCGGCGTGTATGTGGGCGCACAATAACGCGCGGCTGATCGGGTGTGGCAATCATTGTTCACCTGCCATTTGGCGTTCGGCCAAATCAATATTGCACACGTCGCAAATAAACGGCGCGCGGTCGCCAAGCCAAAAGCCTGACTCGGTGTCTTGTTTTCCAATCCGCTCGTCGCATATTTCGCAAAGGTGTTCGATTTCCATGGTAAATTACTCCGCTGCCACTTGTTCAGCCGGTGCTTCAATGGCCCAACCACGAAGGCGCGCAATTATTTCAGCGTAATCCAGCGCCGCCATAACTTCGCACCGGTCATTTTTATTGGCCCAATATGCGCGGGCTTCATCTAACCGCTTATCTCGGCAACCGACGCGGATCGATAAGAAACCGTCGCGCAGCCAAGCAACAGCCGACCAACCATCCGGCGTTCCAAGCGAAAATGCACCTTTAGCACGGCTGAGATAGGCACCGCTGAGATCGGCACCGCTGAGATAGGCACCGCTGAGATCGGCACCGCTGAGATCGGCACCGCTGAGATTGGCACCGCTGAGATAGGCACCGCTGAGATCGGCACCGCTGAGATAGGCACCGCTGAGATCGGCACCGCTGAGATCGGCACGGCTGAGATTGGCACGTTCGCCCTTTTCTTTGGCTTTGCCGATCACAACCGACAAGGCAGCGCGCATTTGAAAGCGCGGTTCAACATCGTCGGCGATCTCGACCTCAAATGCGGCTTTGCCAGTCCATGAACGGAAAGGGATTGTGAATAGCATAGTAATTACTCCGCTGCATCACGGCGTTCCAGAGCGCGCATTTCCATGGCGTCCGCAATCATGCCGTTGTGATCGTTTAAACAAGCGTCCGCTAGGCTTTGAAGTGCGCTTGCTGACAGTAGGGGCATAAAATCAAACGGTTGGCCCATGATCGGGTTTCTGCCGCCTTGCAGATATGCTCTGCCGGTAACTCTGATAATGTCGCAATGCTCCGGCACGCGGGGTTCTGACCAACCGCCGCCGTATGCTTCATTATGCTCGTAATCAACATTGATTTCGTATTCGATTTCAATGTCATCGCTTTTAAGCGTGAATAGGGTTTCGTAGCGCATTATGCGGCAACCCGAATTTCGGTGATTACCGGATAGCGAGCGATTAACACATCGCGCAAGGCAACCAATTCTTTGTCAGTGGCGTAGACGGTAACAACATCGCTGCCCGCGTTGTCGTAACCAGTAAGCATAATGGTGGAGTTAGTTTGGAACACTTCCCAAGATTTAACCTCAATTTCTGACGTTAGGCGGGCCATATCAAATCTCCCTTGTGGTGGTCAGCGGCCCCGGCTCGATGCAGGAGGGTTTGTACCGGGGCCGCTGCTTCACCGGGGGTGCATCCGGTGACGGAAATATTTATAGGACAAACTATATTTACGGTCAATAGGCAAATTTATTGCAATATAGAAATACCGATAATTTTGGGCATGGAGAAAATTTGCAAAAATTTGCCCGGCGTCAAATTAGCGTTTTTGAGGGGATCGCACCGTTAAAACGACGCTGGTTGCCATTGGCAGTTCATCGTTTAAAAGCTTGGCCTTAAGATTGGTTTGAAGGGCTGGGGATGTGCCGGTTAATTGTAAACGCACGCTTTCCATAAAATCCGTGTGGCAAAGCCCCATAATGCCCAAAGCGATTGATCCGGCATCGGATTGGTGGTCGTCGAATTGCACGGCTTTTATAGTCATGCAATCAAACCAGGTTTTGATTGCCTCGTTTTTTTGTTGGGGTGTGGCCAGCTGAGGGCTGGCGCATGCTCCTAGTATAAAGAGTGCGGCAAGCCGTTTCATTCCATGGCCGTCCCGCAAACCCGCAACATCATTCGAATTTCGCTGCGAGAAAGCACAAAATCATTGGGCGGGTCGTATTCGCGCAAGGTGACGCTATTGGCCGATCTGCGAACCAATCGTTTAACGATTACGGATCGGTCAATTTTTTCAATAACGACAAAATCCATAATTTTTGGTTCTTGTTTGGGGTGAACCAATAACAAAGTGCCTGGGATCAAGACTTCGCCCATGGAGTCGCCGGTAACATAAAGCGCAAACGCTTCATCTATGCCGACTAAATTAGATGGACGAAAAGTATAATCTATTGCGTCTTGGTCAAATGTTAGCACCCCATCACCCCCTTGAGCCAGACCTCTAATAGGTAAGTCTCTTTTGCCCATATTGATGGTAGTAAAAACTGATTCGTTTGCAACAGGATTATTTTTATAAGTTGTAAGTTTGTTGGGGACGCTAAACTTTAGTTTATTGCCCATCAAAAGCCAATTGGGGTCACATTCCAATACTTCTGCCAGCTTTAATATTTTGGTGGTGCCTTGAGTCTCGTCATTTTCAATGGCTGATAAAGACGGCTGAGATATGCCCACGCGGCTGGCAAGTTCCGCTTGAGACAATTTTAAATCAGCGCGACGGGCGCGCACTCGTTTACCTAAAGTTTCCATGTCCGCACATTAATTAAAAAAACTCATTTTTCCAATAGCATCCACTATTGACGCGGCTTTGGTTTGCCTATATAGACAAACCTATGAACACGCCTATAACCGCGCTGCAACGCGCATTAGAGATTGCCGGTGGACAAAACGCCTTGGCCCGCGCCATTGGGGTCAAACAGCCGTCCATTTGGGCATGGGTTAATCGTTCAACCAAGATTTCAGCCGAAAATGCGTTGGCCATTGAAAGGGCAACCGGTATTTCCCGGTGCGAATTAAGGCCAGACATTTTTTTGGTGCCATTGCCGCAATCTCAAAATGATGAGGTGCGTAATGCTGGCTAGATCAGTCATTGGCCGCAACTTGTTCGCCAATCGGTTGGGGATGATCCGACCGGTTAATAAGTTTGCAGCCAATGACGATCAAGGCCAGTCCTGTCGCCATATCAAGTTTTACCCAATTGTCGAGCGTGTCATTCCGGCCAAGGTCGTCACGCTCCAATTCCCGTTCAATCATCAATCTGGCTCCCGTCCTTGCATCATTAAAATGCGAGGGAACGATGAGCAAATACACAGTGAAAGTTACCAAAAAAATGCCGTGCGTTGATGCCGTTCCTGAAATGGGATCGCGCGTGGCGTTCTGGCTGCGCCAAGCCTATCCGCGCAATACCGTGAAAGAGGTGGCGAGAGCGGTTGATAGTGATGAGCGCACCGTTCGGGAATGGCTTGAGGGCAAGTACCCAAGCGGAAAGCATATTTCGCGGTTAAGCGGCTTATTTGGGTATCGGTTTGTGGCGTTTGTGTTTGAACCAGCTTGTGGCGACACGGCAATGCTACGAATCCGAGGGGAATTGGATGATTTACAGAAAGAACATGCGCAATTGGCGGATCGCATTTTACAAGCGCGGGCTGATTTTGACGGCATCCGCGCTGAATCGGATCGGCCATTGGTGCATTCGAACGGGTCACAAAGTGATGGACCTGTATTTTCCGATTTAACTGGCGATTGAGTTTTAAGAATTGCGGGTTTTTACCTGCTCAACAGGCCCACACGGGCGTACCTCCCTCAACTTGCCGGGGCTTTGGCCCTGGCCTTTTTGGAGATTGAGAATGACAATTTCAAACGGACAATTGCAGTCAATAGTGGAGCGGATTGAGCGCCTTGAAACCGAGAAGGCAGAGCTGGCTGGGGACATTAAGGATGTGTACGCGGAGGCGGCTGCTCACGGGTTTGAAACCAAAATCATCCGCAAGGTCATTGCGCTTCGCAAAAAAGACAAAGCGCAGCGCGATGAAGAAGAAGCAAAGCTGGAATTGTATTTGAACGCTTTGGGCATGCTTGCCACCACTCCGTTGGGTGAAGCCGCATTAAAGCGTGTTGCGGCCTGATGCGTCACTTGGCGACATTTGAAATTGGCGGGGAGCCGGTCGGCAAACAGCGTCCGCGCATGACCAAACAGGGTCATGTTTATACTCCCGCCAAGACGGTTGAATATGAGCAAGCCGTTCAATGGGCGGCGCGCGCCGTGTTCAAAGATGATCCGGTTGGCAATGCCATAGCGGCGACCATCAATGTGTTTGTCGTGCCTCCTAAATCTTGGCCAGCACGTCAACGCAATGCGGCTTTAAAAGGGACGTTTGCACCGATTCATCGGGTCGATCTGGATAATGTCGCCAAGGCGGTTTGCGATGCTCTTAACGGCGTTGTGTACCAAGATGACAAGCAAATCATTTGGCTGACCGTGCGGCGGCATTGGGCGGATAAGCCCAAGGTCAAAGTAACCATCGAAGCATTTGAATTGGATGCGGTGGCGGCATGACGGCTTATTACAACGAAAACGATCCGTTTGCCGCTGCTTGGTTGCGCGAGCTAATCAAACAAGGATTGATTCCAGATGGATTCGTCGACATTCGATCTATTTGCGACGTCACCGGCGCCGACCTTGTCGGATTCGACCAAGTCCATTTCTTCGCCGGAATCGGGGGATGGGCCGAGGCTCTTAGACTTGCCGGATGGCCGGTCGACCGTCCCGTCTGGACCGGCTCGCCACCATGCCAGCCCTTCAGTGTCGCGGGAAAGCGGCAAGGGGTCGACGACAAGCGTCACCTCTGGCCGGAATTGTTTCGGCTCGTCGGCGAGTGTCGACCTTCAAACCTGTTTGGCGAACAGGTTGCGGCAGCGGTTGGTCAATCATGGCTCGACAATGTCGCCAATGATCTTGAAGGACTTGATTACGCCGTTGGGGCGGCGATTATTCCGGCTTGTGCCGTCGGCGCGCCGCACCGCCGCGACCGATTGTTCTTTGTGGCCCACGCCCACAACTCCGAGCGGCGGGCAAAGCAATCCTCCCGGTACGACGCCGACAGGGGTCCGGCCGGACGGCTCAAAAGCAACAGTGACGCTACAGAATACGATCCAAGCACTTTGGCCGACGCCTCGGGCGAACGACGGGACGGGCGCGCAGCTTCAACCGAATTTACAAGGGGGCTTGTTGTTGCGCCAGACGACGGCGCTTTGGGCGACGCCGCAAGTGCGCGAGAAGGGCGGCGGGGACTATACGGACCCGGACAAAGCGGCAGCCCGGATACAATCGGGGCACCAGGTCAATTTGCAGGATCATGTGCCGGCGCTTTGGTCGACGCCCAAAGCGACAGACGGCGACAAGGGCGGACCGAACCAGAAATACGGATCGGGGAGCATGACGCTTCCGTCTATGGTTTATTGGTCGACGCCGACAACGAACGACGCCAAAAACAACGCGGGGCCGTCACAATTCGAACGCAACAGCCAAGCGTTGAACGTTCAAGCGGCAATTATTGGGCCGATGCAGAACGGATTGTCGGGATCGACGGAAAAGCCAGGCCAGTTAAACCCGGAATTTGTCTCTTGGTTGATGGGCTACCCAACCGAGTGGGTATGTTGCGCGGCTTCGGTAACGCGATTGTCCCGCAAGCAGCGGCAGAGTTCATAGGTGCATATATGGATGTGAGGGCGGCGGCATGATGAGTGCGGCGCCCGCAATCCGGTATTTTCGCCACTTTCCCAAGTCTCAAGTGGATTGGGCCATAGGCACCGGCAAATGGGCGCGCACGGGTCGAAACAATGGGCTTTCGCACCATGAATATTGGAGCGAGTGCCTGGAATGGATAGGCGAGGGTGAGCCGGTTGACACAAAATTTTATGCTGGGACACCAAATGAACGGTGATTATCAATCTTTTCTTGCGTCCAAGCAGCCTCGTGCGGTTATGCGCGGCTTAAAGGGCGATGCGTTGTTAGCGGATCATTTGTTTCCGTTTCAGCGCGAATGCGTTGACCATAATTTGCGCGTCGGCGCGGCTGGGTTGTTTTTAGACACTGGCATGGGCAAAACCGAGATCCAGCTTGAGTATTTGTACCACGCCATGAAGGCGACTAACGGGCGCGGTTTATTGCTGACGCCGTTAGCTGTCGCGCAACAAACCAAGCGCCGGGCGGATAAGTATGGTTATGAGGCCCGCGTAATCCGCGAAATGTCAGATGTTGGACCAGGAATTAACATTTGCAATTATGACCGCTTGGATAAGATTGATCCTGATGCTTTTGGTGCCGTGTCACTTGATGAGGCGTCAATTCTTAAATCATTTACAAATAAAACCACGCGGGCGTTGATTGATGCGTTCAAGGGTCATCGGTTTAAGCTGACAGCGACCGCGACACCGGCCCCGAATGATCACATGGAAATTGGCAATTATGCTGAATTTCTTGAAATCATGGCCGCAAATGAAATGCTATCCCGGTTCTTTATCAATGACACTTCAACCGCTTCCCAAGAGTGGCGGCTTAAGGGTCATGCTGAGATTTCATTTTGGGATTGGATGGCATCTTGGTGCCGGATGGCTGAACGTCCGGCTGATCTGGGGGACATGGAAACTGACTCGCGGTTTGATCTGCCGCCGATGGAAATTATCCGGCATCAGGCGGCCCAAACCGAAATTAAAACCGATGGCAATGATCTATTTGCCCATCTGGCCCTATCAGCGACCAATCTGCATGACGTGAAACGTCAAACCGCTGCCGCTAGAACGGATGTTTTGGGCGGCTTCGTCACTCAAGATAAACCGTGGATCATTTGGGTTGATACCGATTATGAAGCCGACAGCGTTAAAAAGGCTTTGCCTTTTGCGGTTGAGGTTCGGGGGGCACAATCCATTGATGAAAAGGAAAGCCGACTAGAGGCTTTTGCTTCGGGCGATATCAAGGTGCTGATCGGCAAGCCGTCGATGCTTGGATATGGCTTAGATTGGTCGCATTGCGCTGATATGGCGTTTGTCGGTCGCGGCTATTCCTATGAGACATGGTATCAGGCCGTCCGCCGTTGCTGGCGGTTTGGACAGACTAAACCTGTCAATGTTCACTTGATCGTTGCAGAGGGTGAATCCGAGATCGGACGCGTGATTGACCGCAAGGCGATGGATCACAGCAAGATGAAATCCGCCATGCGCGCCGCCATGCTTCGGTCTGCTACCACTACTCAACAAACAAAGATTGCTTACGAACCTAAACACAAAGGGAGACTACCATCATGGTTGACTGCGACAACGAATACCACGGCGAGCGGTTTGCGGCGTTCAACGGAGACTGCGTTAGCGTCATAAGCCAGTTACCGAGCGAAAGCATTGATTTTTCGGTCTATTCGCCGCCTTTCGGATCGCTGTTTGTTTATTCGACCAGTGCCGCCGATATGGGCAATTCTACTGATGAAGAATTTGCAGCCCATTATCAATTTTTGGTGCGCGAAAAATTCCGTGTAACCAAACCTGGGCGGCTGACTGCCGTTCATTGCTCCGATCTCCCGATGACTAAATGGAAAGATGGCGCGGTTGGGATCAAGGATTTCAGCGGGCAAATTATTCGTGCTCATGAGGCGGAAGGATGGATTTTGCATTCACGGCGCACGATCTGGAAATGCCCTGTCACGGAAATGACCCGTACAAAGCATGTCGGCTTGCTTTATAAGCAGCTAAAAAAAGACAGCGCCAAAAGTCGCGGCGGGATGCCCGATTACCTTTTGACGTTTGTGAAACCGGGCGAGAATGCTGATCCTATCACTCATACGCCGGAAGATTTCCCCGTTGAACAATGGCAGGAATGGGCCAGCCCGGTATGGATGACTGTCAACCAATCCAATGTTTTGAACGTCCACATGGCGCGGGAACATAATGATGAGCGCCATTTGTGTCCATTGCAGCTTGATGTGATTGAGCGGGCCTTGATTATGTGGAGCAATGCCGGGGATGTGGTTTTGAGCCCATTTATGGGGATTGGATCTGAGGGGTATATGTCTCTCAAGCTAGGCCGAAAGTTTATTGGCACGGAACTGAAAGAGGCTTATTGGCGCCAGGCGTGCCGGTATTTGGATTCCGTTGATCGGCAATCAAATTTATTTGGGGATGCCGCATGATTATTCCTGAGCACATTAACAGTTTTGAGCGTGGCCGGTATGTCATTGCAGAAGTGGCTAAATCCCATGGGTTTACCATTGATGAAATTAAAGGCGAGGCTCGGTTTCGTGAATTGGTTGCGGCTCGTCGGGCTGCTGTAATGGCGATGGCCCCGCTGGGGTTGTCGTGCGCACAAATGGGGCGATTATTAAATCGGGATCACACGTCAATTATGCACCTGCGCGGCACGCGCAAGCGTAACCGGAAGGCGGGTTGATATGAGCCAGGCGCCGGTTATGCCAATGTTTGTGGATGCGCTTTTGGGCGATACTCTGCATTGCGATGCTGAGTTGTTTGGAGCGTATCATTTTATTCTTTATGCGACATGGCGCAACAATGGCGAGCCGTTAGATGATGACGCGGAAACCATGGCGCGGATATGCCGGATGCCATTGGCGCGATTTACAAAGCTACGTCCTGTGTTGGTCAGGTTTTTTGATTTGACTGACGGCAAGTGGCGTCAAAAGAGATTAGAGAAAGAATGGGCCGCTGCTATCCTACGGCAAGAGCGGGCGCGAACCAATGGGGCGGGCGGTGGCAGGCCTAAAGCTAAACCCAAAAATAACCCAGTGGGTTTGCTAGATGAAACCCAAAGCAAACCCAAAGATAACCAAGTGGCTAACCCCCACGAAAGCTATCCTAATCCTATATCCAATATAGAGGATTCAGTTACTAGCGTAACTGGCGGCAAGCCGCCCGATTTGGCCACTTTGGTTTTTACTGATGGTCTAAAATTTTTAATTTCCAAGGGCGTCAAAGAGCCTCAAGCCCGGTCAGTGCTTGGCCGATGGCGAGGCATTCATGGGGATGCGGCTTTGATTGAGGTTTTGGGTTCGGCAAAACGGGAAGGGGCGATAGATGCAATCTCATTCATCGAAGGGTGCTTTAGAGCGCGCGGATCAAAGGGAAAACGGCAATCCAGCCTTGATGCCGCGCTTGCCAGCATCGCTAGCGCCGTTGGTGGGGATGGTGGAGCGCCGGGGGCAAGCGGTGGGCATTTCAGCGGACCAACACTTGATCTTGAGCCGGTACAGCCGGGATTTGTTTGATGCGTTGCAACCTTGCGGAAAGGCTTTTGCGGGCGAAATGATGACTTGGCTGGTTCGATCAAAGGCACTGACCAATTTTGACGGGGAATTGTACGTCAAGATTTTGGCGCCTGTTCCTGAGCGGATTTTGCGTCAAGTGATCGGGGAGCAAATACGGTCGGCGGATACGTTTATTCCGGTTGTTGGGGTCATTTGGAGCCGGTGCGAGAAGCTAATGAAGGACAAGCAAGCGGAATTGCGCGCGGTTCAAAAGCTTTTGGCACCGCGTGATCCAGCGCCGGTTGAAATGAGTAGGGACGAGCGCATGGTATCGGTCGAGCGCATCAGGGCCAAGGTTGCGACCATGTTTAGGGCGGAGGCGTGATGGAAACCCTATCATTTTGGTGGTGGGTGTTTGTCACAAGCCCGCTTTGGCTGATGGGGGTGCTTATCATCGGCGCGTCGGCATGGATTACGGTTTTGGATTGGTTGGACATTCTGCGGGATTATCGCGGTGAAAAACCGGCGCGACCGGGATTTTTTGGGGAAACAAAATGAGAAACGCCATTCAGATTTCGGACTCGCGCAAATACATTCGAGAGGCTTGGGAAAAAACTCCTGGGGCATCGTCCAGCCAGATTGCTTTAATTGCTTCGGAGGCGGCTGGATGGCATATCACGCGCAATGCAGTTATGGGGCAATTGCGGCGGTTGGGGCTTAAGCTGTCAAATGCCAAGGGGGCGGATCAGGAGCCGGTCGAACAAAAGCCAAAGGCCAAGGCACATGCAAAGCGCGTGATGGGGTTTAAAGGGCTGCGGATGCCCAGGCTGGTCACTGAACCAATGAAGCCGCGCTTGGTATCTAAATCACTGCCGATTGATCCGGCGTGGGGTGATGTTGTGGCCGGTGAGGGTGTTAAAGAACCGTGCGGGTGCTGCTGGGTCTATGGCAATCCGGGGCCGCAAGATAATGTTTGGCGTTACTGCCAAGACGCAAAGTTATCGAATAAGCCATATTGCGCGGATCACGCTGCCATTGCTTATTTTCCTTTGGATAAGAAGCGGGAGCGGTCATTTAAGCGGCATGCGGAATTTGTCGGGCGGAGGTTTGGGTAATGGTTTTTTGCTTGTCGGTGCTGGCTGCGTCGGGTGAAAATACATGACCATGAAACGGCAAACGGCTTTAAAAGTATTTGGATTTGCGCAATTTTTGCTTTTTGCGCCCGCGATACTGGCTGTGGTCAACGGTTATGTGCCTGGCTGGCGGATTTGGGTGCCATTTGTTTTTGGGGGCATGCTTGGATTGTTTTTTGAAATCAATTTTCAAGAGAGCGTTTGGGCTTGGAAATTGCGGTCATTGATGGAAATTAAAAGCGCGAGGCGGACCATGATAGCGTTGATGTTCTATGCCGTTGGATGGTTGTGCTTTTTAACTGGCACGATTATTTCCGCCATTAATTTGATGGATGGCCAATGAGCAAACCGGAATACATGCCGCAAATTGGGCCGGTGACCATCTCGTATAACGGACGAGTGGTTGAATTACCCGCTGCTCCGTCTGATATACTGGCGGAAGAATTTGTGGATGCGATATTGGAAATGGCGGGATTGGCGTCAAAGCCTGTTGAACCCGTTACGGGCAGCGACATTCTGGGGCCAAACGGTATGGATGCGTTTGTATCCCGCGAGTTTTTTGGAATGTGGCGATGATTGCAATTGGCGACATAACCGACCAATCGGGCGTTTTATTGCCTCCGCACATTGTTGAAATGTATTCAAAAGCCCTGCGCGCTCAATTTGAATACGAATCCCGGCGTTACAATTCGCGGTTTATGCCGGGCTATAGTCGGAACAAAGCGTATTTCCACGGCGTGGCTGCGGCGGAAATGGTGGAGAGACTGGCCAAATCATTGTTGAAAGGCCAAACGCCATGAATCGCGCTTTTGAACACCAAGGCCAAGTTTTCATGCCGCCTGTCATGTTGGATTTTTTTAATAGGATCAGCATTGCAATCTTTGTCGAGTGTTTGGCTAAGTCATTGTTTGGCAAGATAAACGCATGAGCGACCTGAACCCCAAGCAACAACGCTTTGTTCTTGAATACGTTAAGGATTTAAACGCGACACAAGCGGCTATCCGGGCTGGGTACTCGGCTAAAAGCGCAGAGGTTAATGGTCCGCGCTTGCTAGGGAATGCTCAGGTGAAGGCGGCTGTGGCTCAATTGGTGTCAAAGCAAATAAAAACGGCTGAAATCACGGCAGATTTGGTGCTGGACGGGCTTTTGACCGAGGCTCGGCGTACAGGTGAAGGTTCGTCACACGGGGCGCGTGTGACCGCTTGGGCAAAGCTGGGCGAGTATCTCAAATTGTTCGTTCAAAAGCACGAGCATGAGCACAAAGGGTCGATTGAGCATACCGTTAAGGAAATGGCGCCAAACGAGCGCGTTGCCGATGCTATGATGATTATGAAGAAAGCGCGCGAGATTGCCCCGTCAAAAGTTCATTGATGGAAATTATTTCTTAAAAATGAGGAGTTTGCGCGGTGGTTACTGAAAATATTTCCAAACAGGTCAATTTTGCCGCTCGATTGGCTGAATATCGGGAATTATTGGGCCTATCGCGTGCTGAATTGGCTTTGGTATTAGACGTGACCGCGCGCACGGTTCAGAATTGGGAAACGGGCTATTGCCCGGTTATGGCGTTTCTGGCTGTAAAAGCATTGTACCATCGGTTAGGCGGCGAATGTGGCTTTGTTCGATGAAGTTGCGGCGCTGACGCCAGAACAATTGGCAGCGCTGCCGGTGGATGATTATGCGCGCCTTAAGGCCATTATCGAATTAGAGCATGACATTTACCGCAAGACGCTGCTTTACCGGGCTTATCCTGATACCGGGCCATTGCGGCGCGAATTATACCCTAAGCATTTGGCCCATTTTGCGGCTGGGGCCACGTATCAAGAGCGGGCTTTGGTCGGCGGCAACCGATCGGGAAAGACGTTTGGGTGTTCGTATGAGTGCGCCCTTCATTTAACTGGTTGGTATCCCCATTGGTGGGTTGGGCGCAAGTTTGATCGCCCTGTGACCATGTGGGCGGCGGGCGAAGATACCAAGGCCGTCCGCGAATCCTTGCAAGTGACGTATTTGGGGCCAACCGGGGACCATGGCACGGGTTTAATACCGGCTGACAATATCATCAAGGCGACACCAAGGCCGGGCGTGCCGGATGCTGTGGATAGCGTGACGGTCAAGCATTTATCGGGCGGCGTGTCGCGGATGCTGTTTAAATCCTATGATCAGGGGCGTGAATCGTTCCAAGCGGCCAAAATCGACATTATGCAATTTGATGAAGAACCGCCATTGGACATTTACTCGGAAGGCTTAACTCGAACGCTTTCGACCGTGCCCGGTCAACCGTCCGGGTTGGTGATATGCGGGTTCACGCCGCTGCGCGGCCTTTCGGCTGTGGTTCTTTCATTCATGCCGGGTGGTGCGCGTTTGGAAGGGGAGGTTAAGTCATGATTGCTGAATGGCGGATTGTGCCTGGTTTTGAGGATTATGAAGTTAGTGAATGGGGCGCTGTTCGTCGCGTTACGGCTGCTCCCGGCGCGCGCATTGGCAAAATATTGAAGATGTGGATTCGATCTGACGGCTATCCAATGGTGATTTTGCGTAAGGATGGTAAGTCGATCCACAAAAAAGCTCATCAATTGGTTGCGTATGCTTTTATAGGGTTAAAGCCGTTTGACGGGGCGGAAATTTGCCATATCGACGGCGATCCATCGAATAACCATTATTCAAATCTAAGATGGGATACTCGGTCGTCAAATCATTTGGACAAGCGAAAGCATGGGACAAGTTTGATGGGTGAGCGGCATCATAACGCCGTCTTGTCTGTCGATGATGTGCGTAAGATATTAAGCCTTTGGAAAAGCGGCAAATTTTATCAACGACAATTAGGTGAAATGTTTGGGGTAAAACAAACGCAAATTGGGCGCATTGTTCGCGGCAAGCGTTGGGCCGTTGCTTTGCAAAACGGCTAACGGAAATGGCGAAATACATTACATTCGTTTCCTGGGCAGACGTTCCGCACATATCAGCGGAAGCGCAAGCGGAAATGATTAAGTCTTATGCTCCGCATGAACGGGACGCGCGCACCAAAGGCATTCCGGCCCTTGGATCGGGCGCCATTTATCCGGTGCCGGAAGATGACGTGACCTGTGATCCGTTCGAAATACCCGCTCATTGGAAACATTTTTACGCCATGGACGTGGGATGGAATAGAACGGCGGGATTGTGGTTTGCGCATGATACCGAATCGGACGTGGTTTACGCTTATTCTGAACATTATCGCGGGCAGGCTGAACCATCGACTCACGCTCAAGCCATTAAGGCGCGCGGAGAGTGGATACCGGGGGTTATTGATCCGGCGTCACGCGGTCGAGCACAAAAGGATGGCGAGCAATTGTTATGGGAATATCAACAATTAGGATTAACGCTGATTACGGCCAATAATGCGAGGGAAGCGGGCATATATCGGACCTGGATGCGATTATCGACGGGGCGGCTTAAAATATTTAAAACGCTGCAAAATACGTTAAGCGAGTATCGCATTTATCGCCGGGACGATAAGGGGCAAGTGGTCAAAGAAAATGACCATTTAATGGACTGCATGCGGTATGGGATTATGAGCGGGATTGACATTGCCGCATTTCGTCCGGTTGACGATTACCGCGTGCGCGCTGGGTTGCGACCAAACAAACATGAAGTTGATTACAATCCTCTCGCCTCTGCATGGGGCAAGCGATAGCACCCAAATATCCGCTTTGCCGCCCCCAATCGTGGGGCATATAGGGTGCAATTCGCACCCATAGAACACAAATGACCATGCGTCGGGTTTAGATTTTGCCTCACTTAACCGTGAGGATTGACCTTTGGGCGCGTTATTTTCGTCACCTCCGACACCTCAAGCTCCTGTTATTCCTGCTGTGCCACCGGCTGCGGCGCCGCCAATTATGGCCAATGCAAATGTCGATCAGGCTGGCAATTCACAAAAGGGCAAAGCTGCTGCTGCGGCGGGTGCGGGATTTAGCGGGACTGTCAAGAATGATGGCGGGGCTGGTGGCTTAACGACACCGGCGACAACGGCCAAGGCATCGCTGCTCGGATGAGTGACGCTGCGGTTACAGACCGTCCGGATACACGCTCCAAGCCGGGCCGTAAGGCGCGCGAGGTCGCGTATGAAAGCGCCGGGCCAAAAGCATTAGCCATGACACCGGCCAAAGCTTCGGTGCGCGAAGTAACGCAAGGCAATGACTGGCTGATCCTGCGCGGGCATTTAGAGACACGGCTGGCCATGCTTCGATCCTGGCGGCAAAGCTGGGCGTCGCATTGGTCGATCCTTGAAACCTATATCCTGCCGCGCCGGGGCATTTTTATTAACAATGCAATGCCGACACCCAATAGCATGGTGCGCGGCTCGCCTATTAATGACGCGATTGTCGATCCTACGGGCACGCTGGCCATGCGTAAGTGTGCGGCTGGTATGATGAGCGGTTTAATGTCTCCATCTCGCCCGTGGTTCAAATTAAAGCCTGGGCTGCTTGATCGTTCAGATATGGATGATGACGCAGTTGATTGGTTTGAAGAATGCGAGAACCGCGTTTACGAGGTCATGGGCCGGTCGAACTTCTATGACGCTGGCGCCCAAATGTTTGAAGATTTGGTGACCTTTGGGACGGGTCCGGTCATTCTTTACGAGGATGATGAAGATGTGATCCGTGCTTATACGCCATGCTGCGGTGAGTATTTCTTGGCTTCGTCATCGGCCAATCGGGTTGAATCTCTTTATCGCCAATTTGTTATGACCGTTTCCGCGATTGTGGAAATGTTTGGGATTGAGAATTGCCCGTCTGACATTCAAAAGCTGTGGATGGAAAAGGGCGGTTCGCTTGAAGTCGAACGGACCGTGGCGCATGCGATTGAGCCAAATTTTCCCATTAAGACGCCTAATGGCTCCGGCAATGTCGGCGTCGTGGATGGGGATTTTGTCTGGCGCGAGGTCTATTGGGTCTGGGGTGCCGGTGGGGCTTATCCCCTATCCATGCGGGGCTTCTTAGACCAACCGCATTACGCTCCACGCTGGGCCACAACGTCCAATGATGCTTATGGGCGTTCGGTGGGCATGGACGTGCTCCCGGACATTATGCAGTTGCAAGTCGAGACAATGCGCAAAGCGGAAGCCATTGAAAAAATGGTGCGTCCGCCAATGCTTGCTTCGATGGATTTGAAGAATGAGCCTTCCTCGATCCTGCCCGGCAAAGTGACTTATGTGAATCAATTGGACAATGGCAAGGGCATGCGACCGATTTATACGGTTCAGCCCAACATTGATCACATGATGCAAGACTTGGCCGCAATTCAACAGCGGATCAAAGAGGGGTTCTTTAATGACCTGTTCATGATGCTGGAAACGGCATCGAACAAGAACATGACCGCTTATGAAGTTGCACAACGGCAACAAGAAAAGCTGCAAGTGCTGGGTCCGGTGATTGAGCGGTTACAGAATGAAGCCCTAGCACCTGCGGTTAAGCGGGTGTTTGCGATTATGCAACGCAAGGGTTTGCTGCCGCCGCTGCCCAAATCGTTACAGGGCGTGAATATCGGAATTGAGTTTGTGGGCATGTTGGCCTTGGCGCAAAAAGCCTCGTCCACGTCCGCGCTTGAGCGGTTTGCTGGTACGGCTGGGAACATGCAAGCGGGTGATCCGTCCATCGCTGATATTTGGGATCGGGATGCCTGGATGCGCGAATACGCGGATGATTTATTTATTCCCAAACATATCCTTAATTCGCCTGAGAAGGTTGCGGCATTGCGTCAGCAACGCGCGGCGCAGATGCAAGCGCAGCAACAAGGGCAAGCCAGCCTGGCGGCGGTTCAAGGGGCCAAAACACTATCGGATATTGACGTGGGCGGGGGGCAAAACGCGGTTCAAGCCATGCTGCACGGCATTGGGAACGGGGGCAGTCAATGAACACATACGAGTATAACGTGGTCGATTTCCCACGGATGACACCGGAAGAATTGGCTCAACGATTAAACGCGCATGGTGCTGCCGGATGGGCGGTGGTTGGTTCTGATCCGATGCCCAATCATTGGCGCGTTATTTTTGCCAAATTGAGCGGGGGTTAGGCCATGGCCAATCTTTATGTAACTGAATTTTCGTCATTGGGCATGGTGGGAAACCAGATTGGCCAGATTGGTCATCAACCGTATTTGGCAACGCAGAAGGTGGCCATCACGGCGGGCGTGACCTACGCGGCGTTCTTTAATCCCAAAACGGTCATGGTGCGGCTGCATCCGGATGCCACTTGCTCGGTAGATTTCAACGTGGCTGCGGCGGCAACGTCTCCACGGATGTATCAAAACTCAACGGAATATTTTGCGGTGCCAGCGGGCGGCGGAACGTCCGTATCTGTGATTTCTAACACATAAGGATCGGGACAATGTTTGGTGGATTAAACATGCCAATGGAAAGCACCTTAAAGGGGCTTGGCACACTTGAAGGTCTGATTGTGCTTTTGTCTGATTCCGCGACCACGGGGCAGGTCATTGCCACGTTGAAAGATGCCATTGAGCAAAACACGGCTTTACTGGCCGAAGTCAATGAGGCTCAAACGGACGTGGTGGCCAAGGAAAAAGCCTTGGATCAGCGCAAGGTGGAAATTGACCAATTGTCGGATGTTCAAGAAGGCATCCGGGCGCATTTGGATCAGCGCAAAACGGCGCTAGACGCGCGCGAGAATGATTTGAATCAGCGCGAGGCTGATTTGAATGCAGCGCAAGAAGCCTTCAATGCGCAAGCAGCCAAGGTCGCGGCGGATCATCAAATGGCGGTCGAGGACCACGAAGAAAACATTGAAACCGCCAGGGATCAGATATTGGCGGCGCATAAAGCATTGGATGAGCGCGAGGCTGAAATTGAGGCGCGCGAGGCCGAAGCTGCGGCCAAGCTGAGTGATTTGAATGCGCGGCTGGCCAAGCTGCGTGAGTTGTCTGCTTGAGTTTCGTGGGGCGCCATTTCCGGCGGGTAAGTCGGCTGTCCGAGCATACCAAGCTGTCCTGCGTGTCCGGGCGCCCGGCTTTAGGGGCTTTGAAACGGATAAGGATGGCAAGCCGACATTTAACAGGGGAATTGAATCATGGCTGAAACAACGATGAAAGCATATCAGAACCATATTGGTTCTGAAATTAACGAGCGCGAATTGTTCCTGCGCATGAAGGATCATTTGGCGCAATTGCACACATTGGCGCGCGGCATGGCTCATTCGCGCAAGTCAATGCACTGGCTTGCTATGGCGGGCATCTATGAAGAAATGAGCGAAAAAACAGAACGCTTAATGCGCAAAGGGACGGGTTTGATTATTCCGTATCGCAATTAAAAAGGGCTTTGGCATGACCATTGAAATTTCTGTCCTGATCCCGTCGCGGGGTCGTCCCGGCAATCTTTTGCGCGCCGTATCATCTTTGATGATTAACCGCAAAATCCCGCCAAATGTCGAAGTGCTTATTGCACTAGACGACGACGATTCAACTTATACCGAAGCGGTTGAATTGCTTGGCACGCTTGAAATCCCCGGTCGGCAATTGTCCGTCGTGCTGGGTGAGCGACATGGGACATTGGCAGCGGTTTACAATGCTTTGGCTGAAAAATCTCAAGGTAAGTATCTGATGGCTTTTGCCGATGACTATACTTTGGATGATGATGCCAAATGGCCCAATCGCATTTTTAATGCGGCCAAGGGACTGGTCAATGGGATTGGGGTCATGCACCTGCGGGATGCGGGGCATCAGGGGTTTCCGTCTCTGCCGGTCATTCCTCGCAAGGTCTATGAGACACTTGGGTATTTCATGCCCAATGGGTTTCCAAATTGGTTTGGCGATACGTGGTGGGATGAAATCGCCACGGTGTTTGGCCAATTGATCGAGGTTGATCTTGATGTGTTAATGCCCGAAGGCAAGGGGCTTACTCACGGTTTGGTTGAGTTTGAATTTTGGCTTGGCTATTTTGAGGCAACGCATCCTGTTCGGTGCCGAGACGCGTTTATTCTGGGTGAAGTGGCGTTTGGCGGCAAAGAAACGGCTGCGTTCCGGGCCATGCTTGAACGTTTGCCGCAAGCCCAAGCCTTTTGCTATGAAAAGATTAAGCACCTGCGCAATCCGGAATTGATCAAGCAAGTGTCGGCCAAGATGGATCACGCGCCATCTGACAAGTATTTGCAAATCAAAGCGGCGGCTGAAAAGCACATTGCTGAGATTAAAAAATCCATCCCGCGTCCGTTGCGGGTGGGTATTGCTATTCCATCTGGCCGGACATGGGAAGCGGGAACGGCGGTTGATGTGGCGGGGCTGCTGACTTATTCGGCACGGGCCGGGATTGATACCGCCATTATCAATGTTCAATCTTCGATGATTACGCATTCCCGCAACTCCACGGTTCAAAAAGCTTTGGATACAGGATGCGATTTTATCCTGTGGGTGGATTCAGATATGAAGTTTCCACCGGATACGCTTATTCGGTTGTTGAACCACAAGAAAGACATTGTGGGCGCGACTTATAATAAGCGCGTGCCGCCCTATGAAACATTGGGGACCTTTAAAAACCCGCAATCGGTTATGGAAGGCGGGTTACAGGAAGCTTTGTTGCTGCCTGGCGGGTTGTTGCTGGTCAAATGTGATGTGTACCGCAAGACGCAATGGCCGTCATATTTTGAAACCTATCATTGGCAAGGTGAAACCCGGCTGGATGGGTTCAAATCTTTGCTGAAAGATTATTTTACGGACGTGCCGCCGCAAGAGGTTTTGGACAGTTTGGATGGCACGCCATTAGCGGAGTGGATCAACGAGAATTACACTTTGGGCCATGACGGCAAAGAATTTTTGTATTTTTCGGAAGATTTGAATTTCTGTCGCAAGGTTCGCAAAGCTGGGTATCAAATCTGGTGCGATGTTGATTTGACATTCCAAGTGGTTCATTTGGGGACGTTGGAAGTCACGTGCAAAAACCCTGCAACCTTAACCGATGAGGAGCGAGCAAGGTATTTGCCGCCTGAGACGGTTAAAGTTCAAGTTGCGGCATAGGTGAACCATGGCCGGGCATAAAATTCCACAATGGGCATTGCAAGAAGCTGTGGATTTATATGCCCGGCATAAAACGCATTTGATGGCGTCGCAATTTGCGTCGGTTCTTGATAAGCAAATGCAGCCCACGGGAGACAAGGGAATCCCGCGCGGGACATTCGAAACGCGGTGTAATGCCGGGTTTAAACGAGGTCTGGTTGCGTCAGAGATACCGAAAGCTGCCAATGAAAAGCCGCGATTCCGGTTAAAATCGGATGGCACATTTGAACAAATATCGGGAGAGCCGGTTAGCATTGCGCTTGATCAAACGCCACTTGCCGAACGCGAGCGGATCAAGTTCAAAGACCGGATTGATGTTTTAACAAAGCAATTGACCGAGGCGCACCGGGAAAGCCTATCCGCTGAACGGATCAGGGAAGAAATATTCAACCTGTCCCGGTTGCCGATCATTATTCCTGATTGGGTTGTTAATTCAACCAGTGTGGCGGGGGCGCCTGGCGTACCTAGTACGATGTGGTCAGATTGGCATGTGGGCGAGCGGGTTGACCGGATTGAAGTGGCGGGGGTCAATGAATTCAATCTTGAAATTGCCGAACGGCGCATAAAATCGCTGGTCGAGCGCATTGTTGATTTGTGCATCCATCACTTATCATCCCCTGAATATCCCGGTATTGTAGTCAATTTGGGCGGGGATATGATTTCCGGGGATGACCTGCACGATGAATTGACCCAGACCAATGAAATGCGGACGGCGCCAACTTTAGTTTGGCTAATGGGTCAATTGATTCGCGCCATTGAAACCATGGCAGAGCGGTTTGGCAAAGTGTTTGTGCCTTGCGTCGTGGGCAATCATGGGCGTATGGGCAAAAAGCCAAGGTCAAAGCAACGGGTTCACACGTCTTATGAATGGCTGCTTTATACGTGGCTTGAACAGCGGTTTGCGGGCGATGACCGGGTACGGTTTTATATTCCTGGGGAAACGGATGCCCATTATTGCGTGGCGGGGCATCGGTATCTTTTAACCCATGGTGATGCGCTGGGGGTTAAGGGCGGCGATGGAATCATTGGCGCATTAGGGCCGATCCTGCGCGGGACCGTGAAGCTGCACGGTTCCGAATCTCAAATTGGCCGGGATTTCGATACCGTCATTATGGGGCATTGGCATCAATACTTGCCGCTGCCCGGCGTGATCGTAAACGGAACGTTGAAAGGTTATGACGAATATGCGCGGCTATTCCTGCGCGCGCGGTATCAGTCGCCTATTCAAGCTCTTTGGTGGACCCATCCTAAGCGCGGGGTGACATTCCAAGTGCCGGTCTATCTCGAAGATCAAGTGACGGTTAATCAATCTGATTGGGTACGGTGGGCGGCATGAAACTTCCAACAGAAATCCGCGTTGGGTATCGAAAAATCAAAGTAGAGCTATATGATTTTTACGATGACACCCAAGGCGTGTTTCTGGATCACAAATCCACAATCAGGATTGACCAAGATTTAGAACAGCAAGTGCGAGCTGAAACATTCTTGCATGAATTACTTCACACGATATTCCGCACGTCTATGGTTGGATTGCCAATGAAAGAGGAGGAACGGGTTATTCGGGCAATATCCCCGTTTCTATTGCAGTTTATCAATGACCATCCGGAGGTCATTGCGGATATGAGAAAGGCGCTAAAGTGATTCAGGTTAAGACGCCCAATGAATTAATTGACTATGTGCGATCTATCCGGATTAACGGCAAAAAGCTAAATTCAACGGGCCGCGAACAAATGTTGGCGTCTTGTGCCTTTGAGGCATACAAATGCACGTCAAGCGGTTATGTGCGGCGGATACCGTCAAGCGGGCCTGTGCCAATGGAAATCAGAGAAGGTTTCCCCGATTCATGGTTGGAAGCGCCCCATGGATGATTATAAGCCCGCTCAAACAGCCAATTTAAGTTATGACGGCCAGCAATATTTGATTACCGGCGTTGGATCAAATGGTCAGCCGGTGCGCATTGAATTGTCTGATCGCGCGTTTAATCTGCTTTATGCTCAAGCGGTCAAATTAAATTATCATCGCTGATTGCGCGTGTCACAATTGGTATTATTTCCAATATCCCCTGCGGCGATGATATTCGTCATAAATAGACATTGACCATTGGATTATACCCAAAAGCCACAATGGACCAATGGCCACGATAAGAGCAACAAGTGTTGCAAATTGAATGTCTGTCACCTGGCACCCCGTAATTTTTCCAACATCGGATCAAGCCCGCGCCGGATCATTTCTGACCGGCTGACACCACGGCGGATTGCTTCATTGTCGATCAGCCTAATGACGTGTTCAGCCATATATAAATTGACGCGCACCAATGGGTACGCAACGGGGGCGTTTGTCTCTGCGCTAGTGGACATCATGCCTTGGCCTCATGATGGTTGATTTATGAATTAATGATAACCCGACGCAGCAATTTTCAAGACTGCTTTTTACCCATATCAGCACCCATCATTACATCATTTAGCACCCATCTGTGACCCATTTGAACATTTGCGCTTATGCGTCGGGTTAGTGGTTAAGGCTATGAACTTGCCGCGTCGTCCACGTACCAAAAAACCGGCCTTTGATGCCTCTGATCCAAAAGCAATAAAGCTGGCGGAGCAAGAGTCGCAAGTAAGGGAAGTTAAACGGCGGGAGGTCGCTGCGACTATTTTGGGGTCGCTTTATGGCCGTGAATGGCTGTGGCAAATCCTTTCAGATACGGGCATTTGGGAAAAGCGCATAAGTATGACGGGGGAACACGAAAACGGGTTTTACGAGGGTCAACGTGAAGTTGGTCTAAACCTGTTGCGTTTCTTGTGCGCTGTCGATCCTGCCAATGCCGCCTTAATGATTTCGGAGAATGACCAGCGTGCCTGATCCAATTCAAGACATTGCGGCAACCATCCCCGCACCTGCAAGCCAAGGGGCGGGCGCGGTAACTGCGCCGGTGTCTGTGCCGGATGCGAGCGCGACACCGGCGACTTTTTCAGCACCCGATAACGCGACACCCACAACAACGCCAGACGTTGCACAAACGCCGGATATCGCGGCTGCTGAAACCCCAAAGGTCGCTGATACCGGCGAAACGCTGTTAAGCGAGGCTCGGACCAAAGAGCCGGAAGCCAAAGAAATTGAGGCAAAGTCTGATGAGGCAAAGGCGCCCGAATCGACCGATGCCGTGGTTCTGCCGTCTTATGAAACATTCGCGGTGCCGGAAGGCATCAAGCTGGATGAAAAGTTAGTTGGTGATTTTAATAAGTTGCTTGGTGAGTTCGAAGTAAAGGCCAATGTGCCGCATGATGCGGCGCAAGCCCTTGGTCAACAGTTGGTCGATTTCTTCATTAGCGAGCAAAAGGCAAGCGCGGAGCGGGTTCAAAATGTCCAATTAGAGACATGGAACAAAGTGCGCGATAGCTGGAAAGATGAATTCCGCAAAGACCCTGACATTGGTGGCAATCGTCAAGAAACGACGATCCGCAAGGCGGGGGCGGTTATTGAACGCTACGGCTCCATCGTTGGGCCGGAAAAGGAAGCGGCATTACGCAATGCGCTTCGCGTAACGGGGGCCGGGGATCATCCCGAAGTCATCCGTTTTGTCAATTGGGTCGCTGGCAAAACCGTCGAGACTGCACGTCCCGTCGCTGCCAACACTCCGAAAGCACCAGTTCTTAAATCTCGCGCGGATAGACGTTATTCCGCCTCTAGTGGAGCAAATTGATGGCTTACCTTTCCCTTCTGGACGTGACCCGTCGCATGGACCCGGATGGGTCGGTGGCGGAAATTGCTGAATTGTTGTCTCAGTGCAACGAAGTGTTTAAGGACATGCTGTGGGTTGAATCCAACCTGCCGACTGGTCACAAAAGCACGATCCGCACCGGTCTGCCGCAAGGCACCTGGCGCGCGGCTTATGGTGGCGTTCCTTACACCAAGTCGCGCACGGCGCAAGTGACCGATGCCATTGGCCAATTGGCTGCTTATAGCCAAGTTGACAAGATGGTGGCGGAATTGGGCGGCAAGGTCGCACAAGTTCGCATGTCGGAAGATAACGCCCATTTGGAAGGTTTGAGCCAGCAAATGGCAACCACGCTGTTCTATGGCAACGTGTCCACGGCTCCGACCCAGTTCACGGGTTTCTCGCCGCGCTTTAATACCAAGACGGCCACCACTGCCGCCAATGCTCAGAACGTGATTGACGCCGGTGGCACCGGGTCGTCAAACGCTTCAATCTGGCTTGTTGGCTGGGGTGACAACACTTGCTTTGGCATTTTCCCGCAAGGGTCGAAGGCTGGTCTGGTGTTTGAAGATCGTGGGGATGTGGTTCCGGGTTATGACGCCGCCAACAATCCCTTCCCGGCCTATACCTCGTATTTCCAATGGAATGCGGGTTTGGTCACCAAGGATTGGCGTTATATTTGCCGCATTGCCAATATTGACACCACAACGGTCGGTCTGCAAGGTTCAACGCCGCCTGACCTGTTCTATTACATGAGCAAGGCGGTTGTGCGTTTACCGACGCTGACCAAGCGCGCATCTGGCATTACGGAAACGGATGCTCCGGATGAACCGGCGCCCGGTATCAGCCCGGCATTCTATGTCAACCGTACCGTCCGCGAGTACCTGGACATTCAGGCTATCCGCGACAAGAACGTGTTGTTGAAACCCACGGAGTATGCCGGTGAGCCGGTTGTCGAGTTCCGTGGCATCCCCATTCGTGTTTGCGACACGCTCGTAAACACCGAAGCCACCCTAGTCTGAGGAGCCGGAACAATGTTGTTCGACGTTAATACACTTTTCTATCACTCCGGTTCCGCGTTTGCATTTACGGGTGGCGAATATGTTTCGCTGGTCACGACTGCAACCACGGCATCATCCGTCATCGACATGGGCGTGTTTGAAGATTTGGGCATCGGCGATGGCCTGTACATTCCCAAGGTTGCCTTGCAATTAAGCACCGGCATCACTTGCGCTTGTACGTCGCTGACCCTGAATTTCCAATTCCAAGGTTCGACCAATTCCACCACCTGGACCACCTATGCCGAAAGCGGCACGGCTTCAACCGCGTCTTACAAGGCCGGTTATTTCGTGCTGCCCATTGACGTGCCGCGTCGTCCGGCTGGCGCCGCTTTGCCGCGCTATTACCGGATTAACATGGTTGTGGCTGGCAATGCCAACACGGAATCCATTTCGTCTGGCAATGTCATCGGTGGCATCGTTATTCAGCGCGAAGATAGCTACGACACGCAAGCTCTCTACGCTGCTGGCTATTCTGTATCGTAGCATTTAGTTCTGGCCCTCCCGGCCTAAAAACCGGGAGGGTTTTGACCCTATAACTAATTTTGGAGCGCTATAATGCGTTACGATGATGAAGGCGGCAATACCGCGACCGAAGCTCTTGGCGGATCAGATTTAGCCAGCATTAAGGCTGAGAATGAGGCGCTGCGCGCCCGTCTTGCCGAATTGCAAGGCAATACCATTTCGCGTCCCGTGTTCAACGGTGAGGTGCCGAAATACAAGCTAAACTCTCCGTGCTATTTCGAAGATGATACGCTTCGCATGGAAGGGGACATTGTTGAATATATCGGCACGCCCAATCTGGAAATGGTGCCGCTCAACAAAGCCGCTGAAAAGCGGATGCAAGAATTTATCGGCATGCTGACCGATGCGGCGCGTCAAACCGCTCAATTGCACGGGCGCCCGTTCGAAGGTCTTGTGACCGATAATGGCGTGCTGATTGCGCAGAATTTGCAGCATGCGCGCCGGACGGCCAATGAAGTGGTTGTAGCCATGCCGGTGGATCGCTCGGAAGTGCCGACCATGCCGCACACGGAAGATGCTGCTGCGATACGTAATCGTGGCGGGCGTCCGCGCAAGGCAAGCCCGGTTATTTCGACCACGCCGCAAAGCTCGGCCAATGAACGGCCTACGCCGAAAACTTATGCTCAAATCGGACGTGAGGCAATCTAATGGCTAATCCATGTGATGTTGGCGCTGCGGCTTTGACCAAAACGCGCATTGATGCGGATACCGCTTCAACGTGGTGGAATTACACGTATTTTGCGAGTTACGCATGAGTGCGCCGAAACAGCCGAACAAAGCGGGCGGCGCTCCGGTGGTCACGCATGTGGATGCAAGGCAAGATGTTGATTGGCACAAATACACGCTGGCTTCGTCGTTTAAATAGGTGATCCATGCCGCCTGTCTCGCAAAGTCAACGCGCTCTTATGTATGCCGCTGCATCAAAAAAGGGCGGTTTAGCGGGCGTGTCGCAAAAGGTGGCTAAAGAGTTTGTGGCGGCTGACAAGCCTGGAAAGTTACCTGAGCACAAATCAAAGGCGTATCGCCGGTATAAGTCTAAGGGGTCTGACGGTGGCTAATTGGATCAAAGGTGCGGTTGGGAACAACAAAGGCACGTTTCGCAAAAAGGCGGAACGGGCTGGTAAAACCACGCGCGAATATGCCGCCGAAAAAGCCGATGCGCCGGGCAAGCTGGGCCGCGAAGCGCGATTGGCTGAAACCTTAATGGGAATGAGCCATAAGGTATCAAAACGGTATGCCCCGAAAGGAGTGGTGCGCTGATGGCCAAATGGATCAAAAAGGGCAAGAAAGTCGAAAAAGACGGATCGTCTTACAAAGATGAACCTGTTTTTGCCGATGACGATGATTCTGTGGAAACTGTAAGTTCCATTGACCGGGCCAACAAAGCCGAAAAGGTCATTGGATTGCAGCATAATTCAAAGGCCGCGCGTCGTTATGGCCGGGTCACTGTTAAGAAGGGCTGATACGATGAGCGAATATCCCAAAGCAAAATCCAAAGGCGAGAAGCGTTATGGCACACCGCCGCATATTGAAACCGTGAAATCTGAGGGTGACACGGATCGCGCCGTGGCGCCGAAAAAGGCCGCTGCGGCTGCTGAAAAGACGGCGGATCGTGAAGCCACGCCGCATGCTGGCGATAAGAAAATGGTGGGCAAAGAAGGCACCATGGGTGGCAATGACGACATGGTGCATGTTTCCGAATTGCACGCGACCGAACGCAAGGAAATGCACACGCGGCATGAAAAAGAGCGCCGCGACATGCATACGCGCCACGAAGAAGAACAAAAGGCCATGGATAAGAAGCACATGGAGCGTTATGACCGCACCGACATTGGTAAGGGCGGCACTGAATTAGGGCGCGAATAATGAGCGCCTATGGCATGGTGAACCTTAAGCGCACGCCGCGCGAAAAGGTTGAAGATATGATGCCGATGGCTTACGAGCCGTCTGATACGCCGCCGGGTCTGTGTTTGTGCTTGACCGAAACGGAATTGGAAAAGCTGGGGCTTTCCGATGACGTTGATATGGGTGATTTGCTGCATCTTCGTTTGATGTGCGAAGTGACGGCGGTTCACAAGACTGAAAACGGATGCCGGATCGAATTGGCTGCAATTCATGGCACTGTCGAAGATGAAGATGACGAAGGGGACGAGGAGGACGAATAGTCCCCACGTTCAAAGTTAAGGTGAGGTTGTCGCATGAACGCGGTTGATGTGTGCAATCTTGCCTTGGCTGAAATTGGCAACCGCACGTCTATTTCATCGTTTGATGATGGATCGCCGCAAGCCAATATTGCCAAGCTGTTTTATACGCCCAAAATGCAAGCATTGGCGCGGGGGGCGCCTTGGAACGGCTGGCGCGGTCAAATTGCTTTAACGCAATTGAAATCCTACACGGATTCAAACCCGCCGCCGCAACCTTTTTTATATGAATATGCTTGGCCCTCCGATTGTTTGGAGGCCCGGTTTATCATTCCAACTCAAACAAATACCACGGGCAGCACGGTGCCTTTGACCACGGGTCAAACGGTATGGCAACCCGCGCAAGCGGTGGATACCACAACGCCTTTTGTGGTGGGTACGGATTACGACACCAATGGCAGTCCGATTAAGGTCATTCTGACCAATTTGGAACAAGCCCAATTGATTTACACGCGGGATTTAACCCAAGTGCCCGATTTGTGGGATTCATTGTTTTTGACGGCGGCAACGGCTTATCTTGCGTCTTACTTTATTAATGCGCTGGCCCGGAATGAACAGCAATTAAAAGATCAGATTGCCATTGCCAAGAACGCGATTATGGATGCTCGATCTGGATCGGGCAATGAAGGCATTAACGATACAGACCACATACCGGATTGGTTCAAGGCTCGTATGGTGTCATCTGTGCCTTGGGCTTTTGGGTCTGCGGGCGGCTTCCCAATGAATTGGGATAATGTGGTGTTTGCTGATGGGCTGAGTTATTAAATGACAGCGCCCATTTTACAAAATGCCCTAAATGCTGGTGAATTATCGCCGTCATTATTTGGCCGGACAGACCTTGATAAATACCGCAAAGGTTGTTCGACGCTGCGCAATTTCTTTGCGTCCTATCGCGGCGGCGCTGCATCGCGCGCGGGAACGGCTTTTGTGGGTCAATGCAAACAAGGGTCGCTGGGCAATAATGCTGCATTGCCGCCTGTTTTGATCCCGTTTCAATACTCGGTCACTCAAGGCATAGCACTTGAATTTGGCGATAATTATTTGAGATTTGCCATTGATGGGGCTTATGTCACCGAAACACCAATACCCATTTATGGGTTTAACAATGTTTCGCCCGCGTTAATTTCGGTCAATAACCTTTGGGCGCCGGGCGATTGGGTTTATGCGTCTGGTATTGGGGGTATTCCGGAAGTTAATGGCCGGTTATTTGTGATTGGCACGCGGTCCCCAATTGGGGTCACTTTGCTTGATCCTTTAACCGGTGGAAATGTCGATGCGACCAATTGGCCGTTATGGACCGGCGGGGGAACGCTGGCGCGCATTTACGAGGTGTCAACGCCTTACGCCGCGTCTGATCTTCCTTTGTTAAAATGGACCCAAAGCGCGGACGTGATGACGCTTACTCATCCGTCCTATCCGCCCTATGATTTAACCCGGATCAATTATAACAATTGGACATTGACGCAAACCAGCTTTGATGTGGCGATTGCTGCGCCCACGGCTTTATTTGCGTCTGCATCCAGCGTCACCACGTCCACAACGTCTTTCTACTATCAATATGTGGCCACGGCGGTTGATGCGGTCACGGGGCAGGAAAGCATAGCGTCTCCACCTTATACGGTGGCATCGGTTAATATTTCCGCGCAAGCCGGGACCATTCGGATTAACTGCAATCCAGTGACCACGGCGGAATCCTATAATTTTTATCGGGCGCCCGTGTCTTATGCGTCCCCTCCCGTGGGGGGCCAGATTTACGGGTATATCGGAACCAGCCGGGGTGTCTGTTTTACGGATGCCAATATCACGCCTGATTATACCGTATCGCCGCCCATCCATACCAATCCGTTTGCTACGTCCTCGGTCACGTCTATTAATGTGACAAATCCGGGGTCTGGTTATTCCACGGCTGGGGTGACGGTATCAATTTCATCGACCAATGGGTCTAGCTTTGCCGGTACAGTGGTTGTTATTGATGGTCAAATCCAATGGGTCACGATTGACAATGGGGGTCATGGGTATTCGACCTCTGACACATTGTCATTTATTGATTCAACCGGATCGGGCGCACAAGGTACAATTCAAGTCGGCCCGTCCACTGGGACTTATCCGGGAGTTTGTGCGTATTTCCAGCAACGCCGGTTTTATGCGTCCACGTATAACAATCCGGACACTTATTTTGCGTCTCAACCTGGCGCGTTCACTAATATGGATCGGTCTATTCCGACCAAAGCCGATGATGCGATTGTTGGGACTCCATGGTCGCAACAAGTCAATGGCATTCAATGGATGATTAACATGCCTGGGGGCTTGGTGGTTTTGACCGGGCGCGGAGCGTGGCAATTATCCGGATCGGGGCAATCGGGAACGGCCATCACGCCGTCAAATCAATTTGCCGCGCCGCAAGCCTATACCGGATGCTCTCCGACAATCCGGCCCATTCCGGTCAATTTTGACATTCTCTATGTTCAGGAAAAAGGCTCTATTGTCCGTGATCTGAGCTATAATTTTTTTACGAATATCTATACCGGCACGGATTTGACGGTGCTTTCAAACCATCTGTTTGATGGCCATACGATCGTGCGGTGGGATTGGTGCGAGGAGCCGAATAAGCTCTTATGGGCCGTGCGCGATGACGGCATTTTGCTCAATCTGACTTATTTGAAAGAGCAAGACGTTTATGCGTGGTCACGGCATGACACCAATGGCTTGTTTAAATCGGTCTGTTCGATTTCTGAGCCTCCGGTGGACGCGGCTTATTTTGTGGTTCAACGGTATATTCCTGGGGCGGGGGTTAATGCGTATTATCTGGAACGCATGAATGACCGGCTATGGGAAACCATAGATGATGCGTGGTGCGTTGATGCCGGGCTGTCTTATACCCAAAATCAACCGGAAACCTATGCCAGCGTTTTAAGCGCGACGGGAACACCGACACTTCAACAACCTGTTTTGGCTTATGGAGGTCAGAATTATTCCGATACGACTTATGCTCGGATTGACGATCCAACCGGATCAGGGGCTATCGGCACGGTAACAGTGACGGCTGGGGCTATTACCGCCGTGGGGGTTATCGGGACCTTGACGGGATACACAAACCCTAAATTTGTTGTAGTCGATCCGACCAATCAGGGCGGCGGCGCGGTTGTTAATATTTTTTCGCTCAACGTCACCACATTTTCCACAAGTGCGGCGGTGCTGTCGAATACGGCGGGCTATGGCCAAGCGGGCGATGTTATCCGGATCGGCGGGGGTCTGCTGACGGTTTTATCCTATATTGATTCAAGTCATTTATCTGTTCAGGTCGTGCGGCCAATTACGCAGACTTTTCCAAATGACCCCAATAATCTGCCCATTCCGCAATCGCCGGGTACGTGGTCAATCGCCACTCCGATCACAACGGTTTATGGGCTGAACCATTTGGAAGGCATGACCGTTTCAATTTTGGCGGATGGCGTGGTTCAAGCGCCTCAAGTGGTGTCTGGCGGTACGGTTACATTATCGGTCGCTGCATCAAATATTGTGGTGGGCCTTGGGTTCACGGCGCAATTGCAAACCATGTATTTGGATTTTCCAGCGCAAGTGACTGTTCAGGGACGCAGAAAAGTCGCGTATAATGCAACGGTTCGGGTTGAAAATTCCGGGTCTGTTTTTGAAGTGGGAACCAATCAGCCGGATCAATCCGTTCAGCCTGGGAATGCAACGGTTACATGGTCGAATATGACGCAATTTGCAGCACCGGTCGGGACAAATAATCCTTTGCAGCCCTATGCCCTTTTCACCGGGGATATTTATAACAATATCAATGATGGGCTGGGTGGGACTAAGGGGCAAATTGCGGTCCAGCAAACGCAACCTTTACCTTTGACGGTTTTGGCAATGGTGCCATGGTTTGATGTTGGGGATAGTGCCGGGTGAGGTATCAAATTGTTCCCGCGCAATTAAATCACGTTTCGATGTTGGCAGATAAGCTGCGTCGGGGTGATAAATTAGAATTAACGTCCGTGGGCATGTCGCCCAATCGGGCGCTGTTTAAGGCGTTTCGTGGTAGCATTATTCGACGCACGGCATTTGTTGATGGCGACATTGCGTGCATGTTTGGGGTTGGCGGATCGGTCTTATCGGGTGTGGGTTATCCATGGCTTTTAACGTCTGAGGCTATTGAGCGCGTGCCATTTTCTTTTGTAAGGGAAGGGCGGCGCGAAGTGGCCAAGATGCAAGCAATGTTTCCTTTATTGGAAAATTATGTGCTGGCATCCTACGTGCAAGCCTGTGGGTTTCTTTTGATTCTGGGGTTTGATCTTGGTCCGCCCGTTGAATTTGGACCAAAGCGGGCCTTGTTTCGGCGATTTGAATTGAGGCGGTAAATGTGTGAACCAACTACATTAGCAATTGCAGCATTGGCAACGGCGGGTGTGGGGACTGGCGTTTCGATCCTTGGCAATATTCGTCAAGGCGAAGCGCAGCGAGCGGCGGCAAATTATCAAGCTCAAGTCGCGCAAAATAACGCCATTATCGCCGGGGAAAAGTCGCGGGTGGCGTCTGTTGCGGGCGAACAGCAAACCGCCAATGAAGGGCAAAAAAATCGGCAAGAATTGGGGGCTATTAAGGCCGCTCAAGCTGCGTCTGGAGTCGATGTTAATTCCGGGTCATCTGTGGACGTGCGGTCATCGGCGGCGGAAACCGGACAATTAAACGCTTTAACCGTTCGATCCAATGCCGCCAAGCAAGCCTATGGCTATGACCTTGAGGGTGCTGGGTTTCAGGCGGATTCTCAATTGGATACGCTCAAAGGCGAGAATGCGGCGGCTGCGGGACAGATTGGCGCGTTTAGTTCATTGTTAAGCGGGGCATCTTCACTATCCGGTCAAGCGGCTGGGTATAAAATGGCCGGTGTGATCTAATGCCCATTGCAACGCCCGACGCCATACCGAGCGTTCAACCTAACGGACCATCCGGTGGGTTTTTGAATGTCAATGCGTCTCCGGATGCGTTTGGCGCCGGGGTTGCGTCTGCTATTTCGGGATTGGGTCAATCGGTTCAGCATGCCGGTCAAGAAGCTGGTGATATTGCCCTGAAACAACAAGGCATGCTGAACGAGACAATGGCCACAAATGCCGAAACAACTTATATGGACCAATTGTCCAAATTGAGCGCGGCGTATAAGTCAAAAGAGGGCTTGGCGGCGGTTGCGGCCCTTCCTCAATATAGTCAAGACGTTCAAGATTTACGTCAACAATTGTTAGAAACGCTGCCCAATCCTGCGGTTCAAAAAGCGTTTACCACATTGGCATTAAGGCATGAGGGTTATGCGCTTTCGGATGCCAATAATTATTCCGCGACCCAAGTTAAAAAGGCGGACGCGGATTCCGCCCATGCGTCGGTTTTAACGGCTGTCTCAAGGGCTGGGGATTCATCCATTGCCGCCAATGACATGCGGTTTGAAGATATTTTGCATGACGTGAATTTTGGCGTGGCGCGTCAAATGCAAACCCAAGGATGGGATGCTGGTACGGGCATGACCCAACAAGATGATGGGTTGTTATCATTTGACGACAGCGAAAATGGCAAGCGGGCGTCGTCCGTTTATCAATCCGTTCGAGATACCGCCGTGGGTAAGGCATGGGAAGAAAGACTGCGCACGCTGTCCAATTCCAATGTCGATATGGCGGCAAAATTGTTTCAAGACAATCGGTCGCGCATTCCCGGCACGGCTCAAGTTCAGATTGAAGCGTTTTTGCAGCCCAAGATTAAAGACGCGCAAACCCGGTCCATTGCCGATAATGTCATTGGAACAGCGACCCAGACATTTACCAATGGGCTGAATAAAGGGTCTAATAACCCTGGAAATATCAAATCTGCTTATGGCATTGCCAATAATGTGCCGGATTTTGAAAACTATGCGACACCTGCCGATGGGGTGAACGCGACGGCATCCAATCTTCGTAATAATTACCGGGGAATGACACTTGCGGAAATCGGGCGCAAATGGGTGGGCAAGGATCAGCCACAAAGTGAAGTGGATAATTGGGTCAATAATGTGTCCAGGGCATCCGGGCTTGCGCCCAATGCGGTGCCAAATATGGATGACAAAACGGCGGTATCGTCCTTAATCAAGGCAATTGTTCCCGCTGAAAAGGGTCAAGCGGATCGAGCGGCGTTTGACGATACGTCCGTAACGCAAGGAATCGAACAAGCTTTCGCGGGTCAAAAACCGACCAAAGTTGCAAATGCGGCTGGGAACGATAACCGGCCCATGCTGACCTCGACGGATTATTTGCGGCAGAATTATGCGGCGATTGTCAAGCAAGCGGAAGATCAAGCGGAAGCGCAACGGCCTGGGGATCAACAATTCAGGGATTTGGCCCGGTCGCGGGTTGAGCAGAGATTGGGTGACCAAATCCGCCAACAGGAAATGTCTTATAAGGCGGACAATGATTTGGTCGTTCAGGCTGTCAGCGGGGAATTAAACCGGACGGGTCAAAAACCCACGTCTATTGAACAACTGACCTCGATTAGTCCTGACGTGAAAGCCGCGTGGGAACGGTCAATGGCGCATTCTCCGCAATTTGCCACGAGCATTCAAACACATGTTTTGACGGCAGCGGCGCATGGAGTGAACAAAGACGCGGCGTTGTATGGCAAGGATTTTCCCGATTTGGTCGCGCAAGTTTTGGCGCCGTCACCTAATGGGCCACAAATTACCGATCCATCACAATTAATGCAGCATTTCAAAGATGGCGGGTTGAATTTTGAGGGGCTTAAGCACCTTCAAACCCTGATGGCGCAAAATGATTCCGAAAAGCAATTGCAAACAGAGTTTTTAAAAGCCGCCAAGGGTCAAATTACAGGCTCGAATGAGCACATGGGGTTTGTTGATCCCAAGGGGGATCAACTTTATCAAAATTTCTTGGGGTCATTTGTCGATGCTTACAAAGAGGGTCGGGCAAAAGGCATTCCACCGGCCAAATTATTGAGTTTTGGAAACCCGGAATCTTTGGGCGAATTAACTAAAGGGTATGCGCGCCCGTTTAATCAATGGCAAGCTGACGTATTGGTGGGCAATCCGCAATCGGTTGTCCCAACTCAGACGGCGCCCGTTAAAGCCGCTGCGGTGGATTTGTCCACAAAGGAAAATGTGCTAACGGCTTTCAATCAAGGCAAAATCACGCGCGACCAAGCGCGAAAAGCTTTGCTAGATAACAAATGGGCAACCGAAGCCTATAAGCCCACGGTGCCAATGCAATGACCGATCAGCCGTCATCTGTCGATGATTTATTGGATGCGCATGCGCCGAATCAGTCAATGGACGTTGATTCATTGCTGGATCAGCATGCGCCTGCTCAACCTGGGCCATTTTATCCGGGTGTTGATGCGCGTCTGCCAAAAGTGCCGCCTATTCAGCCTTTAGCCAATACGTCTGACCAATTTAATCAATGGTTCAAGGGGACACCGGAAGGCAGGATTACTGATGCTTTTGTGGGCGGCGTAAAAACCGGCTGGGAAGGAATGGCGTTGTCTCCGGAAAGCGAAGATTTCTTTAAAAAACTGGGTTGGTTTAACGATCCCAAAAAACCCAGTTTCATGGGTGGGTTTAATGATACGTTCATGCGCCCTGCGGTCATGGCGGCAAATGCAGCTTTAAGAGTAGGTGCGGCGGGGTATAGCGGCGTCCAAGCGGGTATCGTTCAGGCGGGTGAAGAAGCCAATAATGCAACGGGTGGCGTGTTTGGCTTGAATAAGCTGGGACGGGACGTAACGGGCATTATGGACATGGAAGCCATGGGCTTTCCATTTGGGTCAAAGTTTCATCCGGCACCGGCAAAGTTTTGGAATGATGCCATTAAGAACAAAGTCATTGGCGGGGATGACGCGGTTTATTTTGGACTGAAAGAACCTGAACCATTGGCCGATGGTGCATTGGCGGATGATTTAAAATCCAGTGTCAAACCGTTAGAAGATCAGCTTGCCGAACAAGGGGCGGCTGGGGCGGAGGCTCAAGCGACACCGGAGGCAACGCCGGTTCAAGCCACAACGCAAGAAGCACAGCCGGATATTCATTCTATTGCGCGTCAAATTGATCCCGATACGTTTGAAAAATACGATGCTTTGGTGGCGCGGCGCGATACCTATCGCAAATGGCTCAATGAGCTGTCGGAAACGCGCGATGAAGCACACGCTAACCGGGAAGATGTAAAATCAATCAATAGCGAAATTGACGATATTTTAGCCAAGGTTAATGGTGTCGAAGATCGTTTGACCAAACGTCAAGCGGGCCGGTTATCTGATTTGCGGGATCAATTGGACGAAATTGAAAGCACGGCCAAGCTGGATTCGCCGGACATGGCGCGCATCCGCCGCGTGCTGCAAGAAAATGATTATAAAATGCGCGATTTAGCGCCGGATGTGACAAAAGCATATCGGGAAGCGCAAGAGCGTATGCCGCAAGAAGCCGCACCGGAAGTCGAGCAAGCCGTTGATGAGGCGCGCGTTCAGGGCCGGGAGCAAGGTGAAACGGAAACTGCGCAACCGAAAAATGAAACGGTCACTGAAACGGCCAAGCCGGTCGAGACTAAACCGGGTGAACCTGCGGCGGAGGGTGTAAAGCCTGACGAGACACCGGCCAAAACAGAATTGCCGATTGAACAACAAAAGGCGCAAATTGCCTCTAGGGTCGCGCGTCAATTGGAAGATGCCGGACGGCCAAGGGATGAAGCGGAAGCCGCTGCTCAATTAATCGCGGCAAGGTATGAAACACGGGCGGCGCGCATGGGCGGCAAGCTGGGATCGCCGTTGGAATTGTTTAACCGGGATGGGGCCGTCATCCAAGCCGCGCGCGAACGTGTGCGGGAAATGGCGCAAAAAAAGGATCAAGCGCCGGAAATCACGGCCAAGGAATATGAGCAAGCCAAGCGGGGTTCTGTTCAATTCCGGGAAAATAAGACAATTATCAAACTGTTCAAGGGCGCCGATGCGTCAACTTTTATCCATGAAACCGGCCATAAGTTTCTAGAAGAAATGATGGCCGATGCCGTTCATGAGGCTGCACCGGATCAAATTAAGGCGGATGCTGCAACGGTGCGTAAATGGCTTGGGGTTAGCGAGGATGAGGCCATACCGACGCGGGCGCATGAAAAGTTTGCGCGCGGGTTTGAACGTTATTTGATGGAAGGCCGCGCGCCAAGCCAAACCCTAGCGCGGGTGTTTGATCAATTTAAACAATGGCTGACCAAGATTTATGAAACCGTGACCCGGCTGAAATCGCCTATCAATGACGATATTCGGGACGTGTTCGATAGGCTTTTGTCAACCAACCCGGAAAAGGTTACAATAGCGCCGGATCGTGCTTTGGGGGCTGATTTTGCAACGCTGCATGAAGGCGATGCGGAACACACGCCGGGGAACCAAGCAAAGGTCGTTGGCGATAGGGTGCGTGATGAGCGTCACGCGGTAGCTGATGAACATGCTTCGGAGATTTCGGATGAATTACAGCCTGGAAGAATTGGAAACGGACCTGGCGAAAGCCCGGCACGAAGTGAAGGTGCTGACAGTGGCGTCAATGCGTCCGGACCTGACACCGGAACAAATGGCGCTATACAAAAATCTGGAACGGTCGGCGCGGGCGGAGGTCAAGCTAAGGTTGAAGGCATTGGACCACCACAAGAGTCAAACCTAAAATTTGGCCCTAGTTCAAAGCAAAAGCTTTATTCCAAGGTTCCTGCGCGCCCTTCGACGCTAACCGATTTTGTTCGATCTTATGGCGGAATTGGCAATGATCGGGGCGATATTGCGGCATTGTTTGGTGGCAAGCGTAATGGCGGGGTGCTGCGCAAAACGGGCAAAGATATTGACCGGGTGGCGCAAGCGGCGGAAGAAGCCGGGTTTTTCCCTGAATTGGGCGGTGAACGTCCCACGATTAATCAATTTTTGGAAAAGCTAACCCGTGACGTAAACGGGGACCATCAATTCTCCGATTTTGATTATGACAAGGTTAAAGCCTATCAGGATGCTTTAAACCACAATTCCGAAGTGGATCGAATTGCCGGGGAATTGGGCATTAAAGCGGACGGCATGTCGCATAGCGAGTTCTGGAATGAAGTTGCCAGCCGCATGTCAACCGAAGAACAATTAAAGGAAATTCATTCTCAGGAAGCGGATTTTGAGCGCGAATTGCGCCACGCGGAAGAATGGGCCAAGTCTCATTTAGAAGCCAAAGGCGATGCTTGGGAAGGTGATAACGTGCCGGATTACGACAATCCGCGCACCGAGGAGGATTTGGAAAATGAATACCGGGCGGAAGAATCTGCTAGAGGGCCGATCAAGAGCGCGGATGATGGCGGGCAATCAGGACCTGCCGGAGGAGGTGCGGTCGATGTTCAAGAAAGCAGCGGATCACGCGGACGCAGCACTAGGTCTAATGGGAGCAAGACAGAATACCCAGCCGGACCCAATGAGCGGTTCGCAACCGATGAATCAGACCTTGTAGATAAGGCCGGGAATATCCGGTTAGATAATCTCAATACACCGGAAGATGTAAAAGAAGTTTTGCGTCAAACGGCGGCGGATAATGAAGATTTCATGGCCGCACGGCGGGGCGTGATTTCTGCCGGGGAACAATTGGACCTGGCCGATGCTTTGGGCATGAATGCGGCAAAACTCAATTGGCGCCGGATCGGGGAAGCGTTCAACGCCGAACAAATCCTTGCGGCTCGAAAGCTGTTAATTCAATCTGCGACGGAAGTGCGTGATTTGATGGCAAAAGCGGCCAATGGATCGGATGCCGATGTGATGGCCTATGCCAAAGCGCGGCAACGTCACTTGATGATTCAAGAGCAAGTGGCGGGGATTACGGCGGAAGCTGGCCGGGCGTTGGGAGCATTCCGTAAGCTGGAAGGGTCGGCGGATGCCGAAGCGTTGGCGCAATTCTTCCAAAGCACCATTGGCCGGACACCGGAACAACTAAGGCAAGAAGCGCAATTTGGGATGAACCTGCAAACGCCGGGACAAGTGGCCAAGTTTGTTAATGATTCCGCCCGTGGGTCGATCAAAAACGCCATATTGGAATATTACGTTAATGCTTTGATTTCGGGGCCGATAACCCATGCCCGGTATTCGGTGGGCAATGCGTTAAATGCCTTGGCGCGTCCTTTGATCGAAATTCCGGTGGCGTCTGCGGTCGGCGCGGCGCGCGAGGCTTTGGGCTATGAGGTCAAAAATCGAGTTTATTTAGGTGAGGCGGGCGCGCAATTATACGGCATGATGAAGGGATCATCCGATGGCTTAATGGCGGCAACGCAAGCGTTTAAAACCGGCATTTCCCCTGCATTGCCTGGGGAAAAGGTATCTGGTCATTTTACCGATATGAACACGCGGGCCATTCCGGGCAAGGTTGGCGAAATTATCAATGTGCCGTCCAAATCGGTTGCGGCCATTCACTCGTTTTTTAAATCCCTGCGATATGAGCAAAACATTCAATCTTTGGCCTATCGGGAAGCCATGAATGATGGTTTGACCGGGGATGCGTTCAAAGGACGGGTTGCGGAATTAACTCAAAAGCCGACACCGGAAATGATGATTGCTGCAAGTGCGGATGCCATGAAAGAATTATTCATGGCGCCTGCGGATTACAATTCGTTTTCAGGGAAATTAACAGCTGCGGCCAATTCAAACCTAGCGGCAAAAATCATTGTGCCGTTTATGAAAATTGGCACCCAAATAACCCGCGAAGCATTTATTGAACGCTCGCCCATTGGCTTATTGGATAGGGACGTGCGCGGCAATTTGTCCGGGCAAAACGGCGGGTCTGCTCAAGACATGCAATTTGGCAAAATCGCCACCGGCACGGCTTTAATCGGTACATCCGTCATGATGACCTTAAATGGGTTGATGACCGGGGATGGCCCTGCTGATCCCAATGAGCGCCGTGTGTGGCTGATGGCCAATAAACCCAATCACATTACCATTGGCGATGTGTCGGTGGCCTATGACCGTCTGGGGCCGTTTGCCATGCTTATGCGGTTTGGGGCCAATATGACCGAAGCCGCGCATGGCTGGGATGGTGAAGATGGCACGGTTTTAGCCAAAGCGGCGTTTGAAGGGTTTAATAAAGCGGTGTTGGATGAAACCTTTATGAAAGGATTGTCTGACATGCTGAATGCGGTGTTTCATCCGGAAGAATATGGCGAAAGCTATATTCGAGGGATGGTCATCAATTGGATGCCGTTTAGCGTTGGCATGAGTCAAGTGGCTCACGCGGTCGATCCGTATCAACGCGAAGCGCGGACCTTATTGGATGCCGCCAAGGCCAAGGTGCCGTTTGTCTCAATTGGCCTATTGCCCAAACGAGATATGTTTGGCGAACCAATCCCGCAAAGTGGCACGGCGGATCGTTATGCCAATGATTCGGTGGTTAAGGAAATGAACGCCTTGGGTCTGGGGGTTGGGAAATTGCGCCGGTCAATCCGAGGGCAGGATTTGACCGATGAGCAATATGACCAATATGCCCAGACGGCGGGCCGGTTAGCCAAAATGCGATTAAACGCTTTGGTTCAAAATCCGGGCTGGCAGCAAATCCCCAAGAATATCCGGGCGGAAACCATCACCAAAACGATTTCATCCAGCCGGACGGCTGCGGCAAATATGATTGCGGCTCAAAGTGTCGGGGGGCCAAACGACATTATCAAAGGTGCAATGGAAGATAAAATGCGGGCTAGGAATGGCGAATAGCTAGACCTTAACCGCTGCGTCGGGTTAAAGAAGTCTTAGGCAAGAGCGCAAAGATGCGTCGGCCATAACATCCCTTGGCGGAAAAGGTGCAAATGCGCTTGTCCGCCGTGTTTAAAATTCTGGTCTTTGTTGTACTGGGACTGATTGCGGACCCGGTATTTTCGACCGTTTCAACCACGTCAAGTTCGACCACGGCGCAAGGAAATGGGGTTACAACCTCGTTCACCTATAATTTCCCCATGGTGTCGGCTGGGGATGCGGTCATCACAGTATTAAATACCAATGTCACTCCCAACACTTTGACCACATTAACGCCAAGCCAATACACCCTGACAGGGGTTGGAAGCATTGGCGGGACGGTCACTTATCCCTTAACCGGATCGCCATTATCGGCGGGATATTACATCACGATTTCGCGTGTGGTTCCTTTGGTTCAAACGGTGTCGATTTCCAACCAGGGGCCGACATTTAAGGCGATTGAGGGCGGGTTAGATTACCTAACCTATATCACTCAACAGCTTCAAAGCCAGATTAATTCACTATCCGTGTCCACCACAACGTCAACGGCCAATGTGGGGCGCCAAATCACATCTGGGTCAACGGATACCGCAATTCCGTCTCTAAGCACGATTGCTTGGAAAAGTGCCACGGCTTCAAACAAGACCGAAAATCTTTACCAATGCACGTCCACTTATATCTGGAACAAAATTACCGTTACTGACGAAATTGGCACGGCTCAAACCTACAATATCGCTGTGACGCCTTATTCCGGGGACACCATTTTAGGGTCCACGTCCGCTTTTAACCTTCGATCCAATTTTGCCAGTGCAACGCTGCAATGCGATGGCGCGGGCAATTGGTTTGTTCAATAGGTGGTTTATGAGTTCAAATATTCAATCGCCTAATGTCTTTGTCTATGCCGGGAATCCAAACGGGCATGTTGCCGGGCAGCAAGGTGTTGCCGGGGGTGTACCGCCCGATTTCTGCTATGACGTGACCAATCGGGCTTATTATGCATGTGTCACCACGGGAACCACGACAAGCGCGGGCTGGGTCGCGGTATCTGGGGCTGGGGTCAATTCGGTTGGCCTATTTTTGCCCACGGCTTTATTTGGTATTACCGGATCGCCCGTCACCACGTTTGGCACTTTAAGCGCGTCGTTTATTTCGGTGTCCAGCCAAACATTTTTGGCGGGGCCGGGGAATGCGTCCACGGGTGTCACCGCGTCTCCGACATTTCGGAACATTCAAGATCAGGATTTGCCGCGCAATCTTGCGTATTATGGCGGTATTTCGACTTATGGGTATGACAATACGGTTGCGGTCACAACGGCGATTGGCGCCAATACAAATGGCAGCATTTATGTTCCCGTTGGGCTTTATACCACAACCATAACCGCGTCATCGGATGGCGGAAGCTCGACGGGTGGTGCGACATATCAGACTTGGCCGAAATTAACGGCAAATTTCTATGGTCAAGGGCAAGTTGCGTCTTTGGCGTTGGATGGCTCGCAATCCAAGCGCGGCAAATTTTATTCAATGGTCACAATGCAACCGGACCTGACTAATTTTGCTTTGGCCGATAATACCAAATATTTTAACGGGGATTGGTCGCGCCAGAATTTTTCCATTGAACATTATGTCACCGGCCTAAACACGCTGGGGGGGTATTCAACCGGTATTTATTACATGCCGCAAACCTTTCCCTTTGCTTTGTTTATGCGGAACTATTCGGGCTGGAATAGCAGCACGGATTATACCGTTTTTGGCAATCCGTTGACGCAACGGACAAGCGCCGTTGGCATGCAATTAAATGTCTATCAGGACAATAAGGGCGATTGCGCCGCGTTGAATGTCAATGTTGGCATTTCGGCATTGGCCAAGCCCACAATTACGTCCGGCGATGCGACTTATGGGTTTGCAACGTGTCCTGCCGTTTCAATCATGAACGGCGGGGCCACGTCTTACAAAGATGGCACGTATCTAAACCCGTTTGAATTTGATTACACCAATCTTTCTGGCACCACATCTTATGACGTGGCATGTATCGGTTGGTTTCATAGCATGCTGCGAGCCGGGTCCAGCACGTCGCAATCCACTTTCTACAGCGGAACCACGACGACTGTTGGTTACGGCAATACGTGGATTGGCTGGCTGATGGATTCCAGCGGAACCAATGTTATTGGCGGGTCTACTGTAAAATTTCCGGTGGACGCGGGCATTTCGTTTAAAGGTCTGTCCGGGTATCGCGCGGCAATCGACTTGACCCAAGCGCACCGATATAATCCTGGCACCAGTGCATCGATTGTTTTGGCCGATTCCGCTCGCATTTATTTAAACGGATCATATGGGGCGGGTAAAGCGTTTCCAGATTCCACAATGAATCCGGGGACGGCTTATATTCAATGCGTGTCTGGTCAAGTGGGCATTTTGAGCGGCGGAACGTCCAGTGCTTATATTAACATTGACGGCACGGGCGTTCTGGCTGGTTTGACGTTAAATGGACGCGCCACATTTACCGGGGGCGGTGGTTATGCGGCTGTGTTTGGCGGTCATTTGGCTGGGTTATCTGACAATGCTTACACATGCGGCACGGCGGCGGGCCGGTGGTCTGCGGTGTGGGCTGTCAATGGCACCATTCAAACATCTGATCCAAGTTTAAAAACCGATATTGAGCCGGTTTCGGATGTGTTGCCCATCATTAAATCCCTTGAACCAAAGACGTTTAAGTGGATTGCCGGTGGACGGGATGAAATTGAAGTTGAAGAAGATCAACTTGTTCACGAAAGCGAAGTGTCTGAGGGCGTTGTTCACGATATTCAAATTGTGGACGGCAAGCCGGTTGCGTTTGACCGGATCGTTAAAACGGAAACTGGCGTTTATGACTTGATGCCGGTGGTTGATGCCGATGGCAATCCGGTCATGGAATTTGTGCCGGGCAAAAAAGGCGAGCCGGGACAATTGCAGCAAAAAATGCACCCTGTCCCGCGCATGATCGCAAAAAAGGTCAAAGTTAAAAAATTTGTGGATCGTCCTGGCAAGCGGACCCATTGGGGTTTCTTGGCTACCGAAGTGCGCGATGCGTTTGCCGCCACGGGCAAAGATTTTGCCGGATATGTGCAAGACGAAGATGGCACACATCATTTGAGGCCGGATCAATTAATTCCGGTGTTGTGGCAAGCGGTGCGTGAACTCACTGCCCGGCTTGAAGAATTGGAGGCCAAAAAATGAAATGGTTAATTGTCGTTTTTTGGCTTTTGGTATCACCGGCTTTTGCCCAAACTGCGGCAAGCGTTGTTCCAAGTAAGATTTCAACGGTTGGATGCCCTGGCAGTCAACCAAGCTGCACGGTGTCCACGGCATTTGTAACGCCATTGGGGTATCAGCAAATCACCTCATTGTCTGGGGCAACGTTTTTGACCGTGCCGACCGGGGCGACATTGGCTGTTATCGTGGTTGAAACACAATCTGTTCGGTGGCGCGATGATGGTGTGGCACCAACTGCATCTGTTGGCATGCTGGTCGCGGCGGGTTCTGCTTTGTCTTACACGGGCAATCTGGCTTCGTTGCAGTTTATTCAAACGACTGCAAGCGCCACTATCAACGTGAGCTATTACAAATGATGAAGCGGCTTGCTATTGTTTTATTTGGCTTGATTGTTTGCGTTCCCGCAATTGCTCAGCAATTGGGAAATAGTGGAATTGTGATTTCGTCGGGGGCGTCAAGTGGTGGCAGCGGATCGGGTACGGTTACGTCTGTGACGTGTTCGACCAATGGCGGCTTAACCTGTACGGCCAATCCGATCACCACAAGCGGATCAATTGCGCTGGGAACCAATGTGGGTGTGCCGGGATATACAAGTTCTGGCGCAACGGCGTTTCAATTTACCGGAAACGCCAATAATTTCTATCAATTGAGCCTTCAAAATACCAATAGCGGATCAAGTGCCTCATCTGACTTTGTTGTAACGGCGGACGATGGCAATGATTCAACGCATTATGCGGATTTTGGCATAAATAATAGTGCTGGGGCCGCAGCTCCGTTTACAGCTGCTCATGCGGCTTATACTTATACTACAGATGGTGAATTTGACATTGGTGCGCTTGGAACCGGGGGCGTTATCAATTTTTATTCCGGTGGGGGGACTGTTTCGCCAACAAGCGTTGGCAGCATAACGTCAACCGGTTTGAATAGCATGGCGGTGGGCGTCACAACGGCCAGCACGGGCAAATTTACCACTCTGCAAGCAACGTCCACGATTACATTCCCGTCAAATAGTCTGACTTTGGCAAATTTGCCGCAAATTACGGCTAACACGATTTTGGGGAATAACACCGGGTCAACGGCTAACATTGCGTCTTTTGCCATTCCATCTTGCTCGGCTGCGACCAGTGCGCTGACTTGGACCACAAGTACGGGGTTTGGCTGCAATACTATTTCGGGCGGATCGGGTACGGTCAATTCCGGTACGTCCGGGCAATTGAGTTATTACGCCTCAACCACAAATGCCGTGTCTGGTAATGCCAATGCAACGATTTCCAATGGTGCTTTGACTTTGGGTCAATCAACGGGGCCGGTTGGCGGATCGTTGATAATGCAAGGTGCCACAAGTGGCGCCACAACGATTGTTCCCACAGCGGTGGCCGGATCAACCACGGCAACCTTACCAGCTAATACCGGAACCATTGCCGAATTGAATTTGGCGCAAACTTGGACGGCGGTTCAAACGTATAACAATTCAACAATAAAGATTTTGGGGTCATCGACGGGCGCTAATACATTGACCATGGCAAACGCCGGAGCGTCCAATTTTACAACAACAATTCCAGCTGTGAATGGCACGGTAATCACTTCTGGGGATACCGCAACGGTCACTTTACCGATGCACGCTACACAATCAGCAAATACGGTGGTGGCAAACGTCACCGCTTCAACCGCAAGCCCAACTGCTGCAACCTTACCATCATGTACGGATACGGGTGGCAATCATTTAAATTACACAAATGGCACCGGTTTTTCTTGCGGAACATCATCTAGCGGAACAACGGCGGCTTACATTCAAGCTGCGTCTGTGTCCGTGCTTATGGGGTCTTTTGGAGGCATAAAATGAACGCGCGTCAATTTTATTGTAGTTCGGCCCTTGTATTATCACTTGTGGGCATTGCAAGCGGGGTCAATGCAGCAACGACGCCCAATAGCGTTGTAACCGTTCAAACGCCTACGTTGGGCCTTGTGCAATCCAATGCGGCTAACAATGTGACGATTTACACGGCTGGGGCCAATGGGTCGGCGTGTTTTTCGTTGACAGCGGCAAATACTTGTACGTCCACGGCTTACAATGTGCAGGTTTTTGTGACCCGATCAGCGGTCAATTATTATCAAACAACGGTTGCTATCCCGGCTGGTGCCGGTGCGGTTTCGACTGCGCTTAATGTCAATATGTTCAATTCTGCAACTTGGCAGGGTTTGCCATTGGACAATTATGGAAATCCATATTTGTTTTTGAAAAGCGGCGATACGTTGACGGCGACTCCGACCGTTTCCACGTCAACCTATATCAATCTGACCTCTGTTTGCGGTGATTTCTAAAATGCTTAAGAATCTTCGCTTTGGATTAATTGCGCTTTTATTCGCAATTGGTCAGTTAGGCTTTGCGGTTGCAACGCCGTTGAATGTTGCGCCTGGGGCGGGTCCCGCTGCTGGCAAAGCATTTATTGGCCTAAGCGGTCTTAATTATCAAGTTGCCTACACGGCAAGCGGGACATTTAATCCGGTCACGCAAGGCAAAGGGTATGGCGTTTATTACGTTTTACTTGTTGGCGGGGGTGCTGCTGGCAATGGCACCCCTGCAAGTGGAACAGAGGGCGGCGGCGGCGGTGGTGCTGGTGGCGTTGAATTTTTCCCCGTCTACATTGGGTCTAGTGCAACCATAACAATTGGCGCTGCTGGCGCTGCTGCAAGTGGTGCAATTGGCGGTAATGGCACAGCTACCACGTTAGTTGTTGGTGGTGTCACTTACTCAGCCGGTGGTGGCCTTAATAAAGCGCTTGTTTATCCAGGGGGCATGTCTGGTGGCGGTGGCCCAGGTGGTATTTATAGCGGCACGACAGCTGCGGACGGGGGTTATCCGGGCGGGGGTGGCTGCGGTCAGCGCAATTTAGGCACAGTCTATCAAGGCGGTTATGGTGCAGCCTCATTATTTTCAAGTTCATCTTTGGGGGGATCGGGCGCAGCTTCCGGCACGGCTGGTGGTGGTGGTGGTGGTGGGTACTTAGGCAAAGGTGGCGATGG